TATCTTGATGACGCGCTTTTCGTGGGAACGCCCAGCAACACGGCAAACTTGCCGCTGGCGTTCCAGCAGATTCCCACGGGCGGCATCGGGATTGCGGGGCCGAGGGCCGTGGCAAGCGTGGTGCTTCAGCGGGATGAGCAAAACCTGTGGGGCCTCAACATCGCGGGGCACTTCTTCGTAGGGCAGGATAATGTGTACTTCCTGTCGGCCTCAAGCCTCACTCTCCAGCCTGTGGGAAGCAAGATCGTGAAGAACTCGGTGCTGAAATGCCAGAACCCCCAGCGCATCCAAGCGGTGGTTGATTGGACAACTCGAAGGGTAAGGTTCGGATTTCCGAAGTCGGCCAACTATATCGAGGACATCTACGACTTCGACTGGGAGACGAAGGAATGGAGCCGCGAGCCGCGCACGACGTGGATGCTTGGAGATCCGTTCCTGAGCTACTCTCTTTCGGTGGCGCTCATGACAACGGTTACAGGTCTTTTCATGTGCCTTGTCGATGCGGTGACCAACATGGTGAGCGGGTGGACGAGTCAACTCCTGACCTCGCGGGCGATCTACGTGGAGAACGCCGGGACGTTGTGGACATTCTCAGGGGCGGAGCTTTCCACCAATCCCGACGGCTCAGCGCAGGGGATAACTATACAGACGCAGGACTACGATGAGGAAGCCCCTGGGATGGTGAAGTTCTGGAGGATGCTCCGGGTCAAGATCGCTTGGGACACCGCGCCGAGCGTCAACATCGTGTTTTCGGTGAGCATCTCGCTTGACATGGGCCAGAATTGGAGGGGTATCGGGAATCTCACCGTGCTCGCGGGAGAGACTGAAGGGTGGATCAATTTCAGGGCCACGGGGCCGCACATACGATTTCTTCTTTCCTCCTCGACCCCCGTGACGCCGTACTACGTGGTGGAGTTGACCCGTATTGTAAGCCTGCGCGGTGTGCAGGTGTCCGCCAGGCAGCAGCATGCACTTCCTTAAGCCCGTCGATGTCGATGATGCCTTCGTGGATGAGGAATGGAAGAAAGTATCGTCCGTTGGCGGCTACTACTCGATCGGCGACGGGGTGAGCAAGGATGTTTTTCGTCGGATGTTCTTCCAGAGCGACTTTGTTCTGCAATCGCCGAGCCTGACGATACGAATCGTCGCTGAAAAGGATTGTCTTGAGGTTCATCCGATTGTTTTCGGGGGATCTGTCTTTCGCCATGCGGTGTGCGCTCTGGAGGATATTGTCGAGCTTCGGGACAAGCACTTTGCAAACAAGCCTATTTGTTGTATCATTCCTAATGAGATGCATGGGGCAAGGCGTCTGGCAGTAGCGGCGGGGATGACTGAGGCGGGAAAATGCTCCCGCTCGCTGTCAGGCGTGGAGATCCCATGCACGATTTTTACATGGAGGTAGCAAGATGTCCTCACCGTCAATGTCGAGCATCAGCGGACAAAAGTCGGCTTCCAAATATGGCTTTACCGATCCCTATGGAGTAACTTCCCAGCTTCAAAACGCCCTTTACGGAACCGGAGGCGCTGTTTCAGGCGGAGCGTTGGGAACGTATAACGCGAACGCGGATAGTATAATGAACCAGATCGCGGGGCTCTCGGGGCCGCTTCAGCAGACGCTGTCAGGGATCGCAAACTACCAGGCAAACAATGCGCTCAACGCGACCGCGTCGAACTTCGCCAACCAGGGTGCGTTGGGGAGCGGCGCCGGCGCTCAAGCTTTCGGGCAGGCGATCGCACAGCCGTTCGCGCAGGCTCAGGCGCAGCTTCAGCAGGGTCAGCTCAGCGCGGCCAGCTCGGCCCTTCAATCTCTCATGGGCATAAGCGGACAGGCATACGATACGGGCCTTAACACGGCATCGAACCTTATGGAGCACGCATCAGGCTTGGTCGCTCCCACCTACTATACCAGCGGCGGTAAGGGGCAAGCGGGGCAGACCGCGACAGGGCTTGGAACGAGTGCTCTTAGCTCGATAGCCCAGCCGACGCTTTCCAGTCTTGGAAGCAGTCTCTCAAGCAGCCTTGGCAAAGGCGCGACAGGCGCAGGGGCGGGCGCTCTGGGTGCAAGCGCGGCGGGAAAGGGCAGCGGAGGACTTGCATCTGCGCTTGCTGCCGCTCCTCTGATTGCCCTGTAAAGGAGAGAGAAGATGATAACACGGATACCCCAGCCGCAGTTGTGGGGGCCATCTCCCGCAGAGGTTCAGTCACAGCAGAACACAAACATGACAAGACTGTCTGAGATGTTTCAGACAGCAGTGCAGGAAGCTGCTAAGAACTATACCGCTCAGCAGCAGGTCAAGGTCGAGCAGGAGAGAAACAAGACCTTGCAGCAGGAAGCCAATACTGGACGGATGAATGCGCAGACCGAGAGTGACCGGCTGAAGTATGGGCTCATGTCCAAAGACTTGTACGATGATCTTCAGAAGAGCGGCCCCATGAGCTATGTTACCAGAAAGCCCGAATGGCTTGACTACTTTACTTGGGAGGCTGGAGGTGACAAGAACAAAGCGAAAGCCTATTACGAAGGGGGAGCCTCGGCGCTCAACCACATAACAGGAGTGGATGCTCTCAGAAGCAACTTGATCCAAGTGGCTTCTCAAGGCGCTCCACAGGGAACACAGGTTCCAGCCGTTCCTCCTGTTCCCGCTGCTCCTTCGGGGCAAGTGCAGGGTGCAGCAGTCCCGTCGGCAGTTCCACAGGCATCAACACAGATGCTGCATCCGCTCCCTGAGAATGCCGCTGAGATGACCCCCGACCTTGTGGGACAGATGGCAGGAAACAAGGCCCTCATGGATGCCTTTAGGAAGAGCCTTACCGATAGCGGGATAAAAGGGGTAGCTGCTTCGGGAAATATAAATAGTAACTCTGCGCTCCTTCAGGGGAACAAAGATAGTTTCCTGAAGTTCGTCAAAAGCATGAATGCTGACATGATTGGGAGCCTTGTTGGAACGCGGGGAGCAGCATCACAGCAGAGCCAGTCGATGTCGATAACGGAAACCTTCAAAGGAATACCTCCTGAAGTGCAGAAAGCTCTCAGTGATGCAACCAGCAAGATTGAGGCTGCCATGAACGGGGATCTTACTATTGATGTGACAGGAAAGGACATTGCAGCAGTCAAGCGTTCTGCATCCTTTATCACTGTCGATGAGGGAAGAGCGCAACTGAAAGCCTACTTGGAGGGTGGTGGAACACGAGAGGCGCTTGATGCGGCAGTGAAGCAACTTAACGACATTGCCGCCAGTGATCCTGACTTTCTCGATCGTGTGAATCACATGACTTCTATGTCAGATGCAGACTGGACTAAGTGGAGCACGGCAACTGCTGCTGATCTCAAAGCTCAGGACGTCGAGACACGAAAACGACTTGCGGACGAAAAATGGAGCAAAGCGAGCGCGGACATTTCCCTTGGTGTTGCCAAGCTTCAAGCGAGTATCTGGGGAACCTATAGTCGCGTCAAGGCTGAGGCAGCCAGAACCAATAGTGATGCTGCCAGGCTTGATGCCAGTAAGAAAGGACAAGCCCTTGCAGCTTTGGGACAGCTTGAGACGGCATCAAGCAACTATCGAACAGATTTCATCAATGCCTATACGAAGGACAAGGGAACAGCTCCAGGTGTTGCTCAAATCCAGAAGCACATGCTTGAGACCTTGAAAGATGATACCAGTCAACTATACTTGGCGAACGTGGCCGCTGCCCGTTATGTCTCCGAAGCCTTCGGTGTCCCCATAGCAGAGGCCACGGGAAAGATCAGCGCGGCTACCGTTCTTGGTCTCTTTACCCTTCCGGGTCAGGAAGGGAGCACGACTACATATCCGTCAGCCGCGCCGACTCTTAAGAACCCGTCGTCGGGATCAAGTCCTCGGAATCCCCCGTCAACGACTCCTCCGGGGGCTCTTACTCCCGCACAAAAGCAAAGAGTCATGAACGGACAGGCTCCAGGAAACCCGTAAATCATGTCTGACCAATCACAACAGAAAGGCCAGCTATCCCCCTTCCTTTCCCAGTGGGCGGACCCCAAGTTCCAGGCGATGTCTTGGGATGAGCAGAAGTACGCTCGGGCAAAACTGTATGACAGCCTGATGCAGAAAGACCCTAAGTGGGCTGCTACTCCTGCTGGCGTACAGATCCAAGCTTTCAACGCGATAAGAGACGCCTATCCTCCGTCTTTCACCGATCAGAAGTACGACATATTGAGACAGAATCTTGAAGATCCCGCCGCGGACATTGCACAGGGACACCCCCAAAGACCTGCATTGCGCTTTATCTACTCGACTGGCGTCCAGATGGGAATGACAGGGCTGCTGACTCGCGGTATTGTCAACGCATCGAAGGCGATAAGCGATACCCTTTATGGGTCTGCGGATCGGGTGAATAAGTTCTTCGGCGGCTATACGACAGCCCCGCAGGGAAACAACCAGATAGACGAGAGTGCGCTTCTTCAGAGGGCCATCGGCGGCAACAAGGATGGGGTGAAGCTGGCCCAGTATCTACAGCAAAAGTACGAGAAGCCGCTGAGTCCCCTCATACCGCTGATCGGCGGGCAGACTCCGACGCAGTTGCTTGGAAGCGCTCTTGGCTATGGGACAGATCTGCTTGCCACGGCCGGGATTGCACCTGCAACTGCTGGAGTGAGAGCTGCTGCGCCCATGGTAAAGATGGGCCTTCAGGCGGCCCTCACGGGGACAAAGGGACTCGGCCGTGGACTTGCTGCGGAGGTGACAAACATTGCCAATCCCGCCAAAGCTCCTGTCGAGGGTGCCACTGACACGTCGCACGGAGTCGCTGAGACGATCAAGTCGGTAGGGACGCTTTGGGGGCTGTGGGCGGCCCAAGGAATGGCCTTCGATATGCTGGGGGCAAGCTTCCTTACAGGCGCGAAGCAGGTTGGCGTGAGCCTTTTGAAGGCGACCTTCGGTCGAGGGACCGCGGCGCTGCCGAAAGCGGAGGCATTCGCCAAGACATCGACGGGCGAATACACGGCACGTGCCCAAGCACTCCAGAGGCAGTTCAAGCAGGGAGTCAGCTCCCCTGTCGCGCTGGATCAGCTTGGCCCTGTGATGAGAGACTGGGAGGTCGGGCGCAGGGAGGCGCTCCAGTATTCCGTTGACAATCCCAACGCCATTAAGGACAACCCGGTAGCTGCCATGCGTGTCGGTGCTCAGTTGATGATCGACAACAGGAACTCGCCTATCGGCATCTCGACCGTCGAGGACGGCCCCGGAACCTACCGTGTGCGGCAGTCACTTGAGAAGGGCGGCAAGGTTCTCGGAGAGCATCTTTCACTCAACGAAACCGAGAGCGTCCTTTATCCCGAATGGGAAAGAGAACTGGACTTTGCGCGGGGAAAACATGATACATGGTCTGGTATATGGGAGGAGACCAAAAGCAATGCTGCCAAGGAACAGGTGAAATCATACGAGCTTCGCATGAACGCGCTCAATGACTCTCATCCCCACTTCAGGAGTATGCGGGACTCGCTTGCCATCGTTCGCGGCCTACAGGACCGCATAGCGCCCGAGGGCGCGGCAAAGGTGCCCAGCGAGGGGGCGATGCTTACCTACGGAGAGGTGGGCCAGATCGAGAGCGGAGGCATGAAGAGCGCCAAGCTCAAAGCATCGCTTGACCCTTCGCAGATGAACGCTATTGCCAAGAGAGGCTCGCTTGTCCCCACCGACAAGCCCACGCGGTTTTCCACCGTCTCGGGGGGCGACTACAACGCTGCGATCATCTATTCCAATCCCTCCCCCGAAAGCGTCTATCAGGCATCGCTCCTCAAAGCTGGAGAGTACGCCAAGAATGGAGCAAACGCCCCTATCGAGGACTTGGCTCACTGGGAGCTGCGGGACAAGGGCTTTGATGCAATCGAGCATGGCAACGGAGACGTGACCTCGCTCTATCCGAGAGACCAGATCAAGCATGTCAGCGATGCGGTAAACAAGCGGTCAAGGGAATATGCCGCACCGCCTGCGGCCCCCAAAGAGGAGATCGGAGCACCCTCGACCACGGAGTACTCGACGGCATACAAGGCGCCTGACATGCTTGGAAGCGAACGAGCGAAAGCCGACTGGCTCATGGAGTCGGTGTATAAGGAGGGTGGATCGATAATTCAGAAGACCCTCACCGGGGATTATTCACTTCAGATGAAAGGGATGCCTCCAGTGGAGGGCGACCTTGCAAGGGTAACAGATGAGTTTCTGGCCCGAACCACAACGCCTTCTCACCTGCGGGCCTCACTTGAAGCCGAAGGGATGCGGCTCTCTTACGACAACAAGAGCTATCGCATATTCGATGACACAGGGCATGTCATCGGTGTAGGAGACAGCCCCTACAGCGCCATGCGGGCCTCCGGGTATCGGCCAAGGCTGATCGACGGACGATTTGGTCCCCAAGGGCTTGAGGTAATGCCCGATGGCACTCCTTTCGCGCACACGGGGGGGATCGCCAGCGGCTCGCTCGCCGATGTCTACAAGTTTGCAAACCGCTTCATGGATGTGGCCGCGGAGGAAGGGAAGAAGCCCATCTCGGCGACCAAGGATGGAAAGCTTTCCCAAGGCCATGACGGGGCCTACAGCGTGGAAATTCCCGCGTGGGGAATCAGGGAGAAGTTTGGAAACGCGGCGGATGCGAAGGAATACCTTGGGGGCAAGTACAGAGAATACGGCAACGTCCAGAGGCTTGCAAACGAGAGGGGCTTCACCTTCAGCTATGATGCGCAGCACGGCTTTACCCTTACCGGCACCGAAGGCACCTACTCGTGCAAGACCATGGACGAGGTTGGAAAGGTCTTGAGCAAAGTGAGTGATCCCGCATGGGCGCCCGGGGGAAAGTACGAGACAGGCTTTACCATCAAGGAAAGCGCCGATGCTACCAAGATGCCCGCCGACACGGAGCCGAGCTACAGGAATACGGGGAAGGACTTCTTCGACCGCTCAAGACTTGGACAAAGGATAGCAAGCTCCCGCGCATGGTGGAGCGAGCACTTCGGGCAGAACCGAGGCACCTTCGATCAATTCGATAGGATGTATAAACTGAAAGGTCTTCAGAAGACATTCACGGATGTTCAGGCTGGCGAGAGAACATACAACCAGCAGCACTATGTCGATGCGCGAATGGCCGAGTCGGTCATGAAGAAATATCCCAGGCTCAACGGAGAAGACTGGGTTGTCGTTAAAAAGATGCAGGATGCCGTTGATCCTGATGCAAGAAATAATGTCCTTAATGACTTTGGGTACAATATTAAATCTCCCAAGCGATTCCAGATACTTGATGCAGCGAATGATATGGCTTCTCTCTATGATACAGTGCATAATAGGACAGGCCAAGACCCTGCCATTATGCTGAAAGACTTTTCTCCCAGGAATGTAGAGTTCAAGCATAGGAATCCCGTCCGCTACCAGGACATGGAGATGGCGGGGCCCGCCGGAATGCATCAGCTCGCCGAGGCGACGCATGGAGGGCGGGTGCCTGATAACATGCGCTTCATGTCGCTTAATGAGCGCGTGGCGGAAGTGGACAGCTCGGCCAAGGACGAGAACGCGATAACCGCTTTCATCAGGTACTCGGAACTGGCGAACCGATGGGCCTACATGGTCGAGCCCATGAAGGCGTTTGTGAAGCGCGTCTACTCCGATGATGTCTTAAAGATCAAAGACCCTCGGATCGTCAACACCGCCAGCCGCTACATGGAGGAGGCCCTTCACAGCGGAAATAGCGACGCGCTCGACCTGATGAGACTTGAGGGGAAGGTGGGCGGACAGGTGGCAAAGAGCCCTGCCGCTTCGCTGTTGAAGACCCTCACAGGAATAGGAGTCTACGGCTTCAAGCGCAGCGTTGGCCTTCACATTCAAGGGGGCAACTACGCTCTTGGAAGCGGCTTTCTCGGGACCGAGGCCATGAACAACGGCTTTCGCATCCTCAACGAAGGAGGCCAAGCAGGATTAAAAGAGCTGTTCGAGAAAGGCGTGTTCTCGGGCCGCAGGCCCATCTTCGAGGGCTTCGGAGATACCTCGATGGGTACAAGCCTTGTGGGCCGCACGGCAACGAGACTCGCCCAAGGGGGAACATTCTGGATTCAAAACGACCACATCATGGGAAAGGGCGCGGTATACAATGCCGCTTCATGGCTTTTTGACCGTCACGTGAAGCCGTGGTTCGATGGGGGGCAGGTGGGAGATTTCGGGCGCATCTTCAACAAGATCAAGGGATTTCGACTTGACGAGGGGGCAGCGGATCAGATGGAAGGTTTTCTGAAGCAGGGAAATTATCCTGCCGCTCTCCACTCCTATGCCATGAACATGACCGACCAGATAACCTATCAGTGGAGGCCCGAGGACCAAGGCATGGCTCTCAGCAAGGGACAAGTTGCCAAGATGTGGGGACAGGTCATGATCTCGCCTACAAGCTACGCGCAGGCCCTCGATAGGCTCGCCTCAAGAGGGACTGCCGCCGATCGGACGAAGGCGCTTGTCACCTACGGTAAGAACACGGCTCTCCTCTATGGAGCATCGCGTCTTGCAGGTCTGAGCGGGAGCAACGCGCTTCCTTGGAAGGTCATCAATCTCAGGGGCGGTCCCTTATGGCAGGACATCGTGGGGCTTACACAGCAGCCCGACAAGAAAAGGCTGGACTTCGCGCTGAAGGCGCTTGAGAACATGGCCCCTGTGTCCTTCGTCGTGCAGGCGATCTCGATTGTCAAGCAGTTCATGTCAGACAACCCCTGGGGCGGCTTCCTGTCCATGATAAGCGGTTCATCGACTCCCAACATGAGAATGCAGTCGCAGAAGGCGCTTGAGAGCGTGCCCCCCATCTCGTGGATCAAACAGGGGGCAAGGACGCTCGGAAACACATTCTCATTCCTTAACCCGCCGAGGCAGTAAGTTTCTTCAGTTGCGACTTGACACGCTTTGCAAACTGGTCGATCGAGGGAATGAGCACCGTCACCTCGCCGAAAAGCTCAAGCTCTCCCTGCAGCGCGGCGCGCTCGGAATAGCGGTCGATGGCATAGCGGTAGTTTTCAAGACCGCTTGAACGAAATACATGGCCTTCGATGTCTTCCAATGACAGCTTCAACTTCCGAAGGTCGGGAAGCGATGAGAGTATCTTGCGCGCCTCCTTTCGCCTTCGATAGAAGTAGCACTTCACGACGTTGGTGTTCTCCCCGGAGAGCTTTGCAAGAGCAGCGAGACTGTGGGGCAGAGCGGGATCTCCCGAATGCGCCTTGTGCCACTTGGCAAACGTCGAGTAGCGGGTCCTCGGGTTATAGGACGCTTGGGAAGGAAGTGTGGCAACAAGATGAGGCACCTTGTAGCGAAGGATTACGGCGGCCACCGTGTCCTTGGAAATCTTGCAGACCGCAGCGGTCTTACGCAAGCTTCCAAAGTGCCTGTATGCCGCGATCACCTTGTCGATCGACACGCCGCGCCGTATGATCTTCAATTCGTGTGGATCGTAGTCACTCATCTCATAGTCCTTACCGCAAACTTACCCCAGTACATCCATTTTCCGTAACGTTGAATATGCCAACTCCATGAGCTATGCCTCTTGAGCCAGCATACCCTCCATTTATAAAATGCAGGCTTCATATCATTCCTCCAGACCCTTTGATCCCAACCAACGCTCCCCGCACCACTTGTATGTTTCCTTCCCATAGGATGTGGGGTAGCTTACGATCTTTCCGTTCTGCCATATCTCAAGCTTTCCTTCCTCGCTTAGCATCGTGATCCCTTCCTTTATCTCGGCGGCGTTGAACTTGCCTTGGCGCAGCAGCTTCAATCGGTCCACCTCTCCGCGCGAGCGTATGTACTCCTCCATGCGGCCGAGGAAAGGCTTCGCGTAGGCGCTCTCAAATCCCCGCATCACAGGCAATGCTTCAAACCAAGTCTTCCTGATAATGAGGATTGCATCTTTTATGTCCTGTTTGTCAATAAGCTTCGAGGCCACTTCATATCGTTGAAGGCGAAGCAGCAACGCTACCTTCAACACAAGGACGTGGAGACGGCTTTTGAGGCCCTGAAACTGCGAGTCATCCTCAAGCTCATCCCGCCACCTAATGTACCACCTGTCGTAATAGGCGTCGGCGTCGCTTGACAGGTCGAACTCTCCCACGGCGTGCTCGGAGATCCATGCAAGCCTCTTTTGAAGATCTCCTTCGTTGGGTGCATCAGGGACGATGCGGGGGCGCGAGAAGCGCCTCCCTACCGTCTTGGGGCAGTAGACCATCACGGAACGCGAGAGAAACCCGTCGCTTCTCACATTCTCGCTCAAGCTTTCCCTGAATGATGTAAGGGTGGTCCCCGCGATGAGTGTGGTATGGAGATTCTTGAACACAACGGGCCTTCCCCGCTTCACTGTGCGCCACGTGAAAGGGCGGTCGCACTCGTAGAGGGCGAGCAAGTTGTCCGTAAGGCCCATGTTGTATCGCTGCTGGCCCGCAAGGGTTGAAAACTCGTGGGCCACGATCGCAGTCTCCGAGGTTTTCACATACCATAGAGGCCTCCCAGTCGCTGAATTGATAATTGGATTTCCTTTAGAATCCTGAAATTGAAAGTACGGCTTCCCTTTAGGCTCTTTATTTCTTGGGCGCAAAGCTTCAAGAAGTGCTTCGGGAGATGCCTTATCAGCAACGATGTTCATCTCTTTCATAAACTTGAACTGAGGGCTCTCGATGAACTGGCCAAAGCCTTCGAGCAGCACGATGGCATCGTTGATGACCTCGGTCTTGTGGGCGATCCCCGCAGGCCCCACAAGGATGCAGTAGAAATTGGTGTAAAGCTTCTTCTCGCCAAACCGCAGCCATGCCTCGCGCTTGACCGCCGAGGACAAGACGAAGAGCGTGCTCCAGATGGTGAAGAGCGTTGTGACCTCTTTTCCTCGATGGCGGGAGACGCAATCGGTGATGAAGCCTTTGCGCTTGGGAAGAAGCTCATCCCCTGGGTCGTCCTTCCAGAACCGTCCCTTAGCCTTGCTCTCATCGTAAGGCTCGGGTGCGCCGTTAAGATTTGGGGCGAGTGGCTTTGCGCTTCTTGCTTTTGACTTTGATTTGCTCTTTGGTCCACTCTTCAAGGTCTTTCATCTCCCCCCAAGATGTTGTAGAAACGCTGATGTCAACAGGAAAGACCAACTCCTTTCCCCAAAGTTTTCGGCTCTTCTCCATGATACACTTCATCGCTTTGGCACACGCGTTTACTTCCGCGATCGGACACTCGATGACGTTGCTGTCATGGACGGTTGCTACAAGCTTCCAGTCATCGTGCTTCAGGCACTCTTCATAGAGATCGATCAGGCTTTCGTTCTCGATGTCGCCCGCAGGTCCTTGGATGCGCGTGTTAATTCCTTCGCGCTCGACTTCGGCTGGCATTCCGAGAAAGAATCTTTTTCGGCCCGTCGCAGTTGTGCAAATACGAGTATCTCGCGCAACTCGGGATGCTTGTTCAAAGCCTTTTGCAAGTTTCGGATGTGTGTCGAAATATTTTTTATCCGCACTTCTAAACATTGCCATTGTGAAGTTGACCTCCGGTACTTTCGCACTGACACGTTCAAAGATACCTCGCACTCCCCCGCCATACGATCTTCCAAAGACAGCGATCTTCGCAGCTTTGCGAATATAAGTCCAATCTTTGTGCTCTTTGGTGATTCCGAACATCGCTTTCGTGTTTTCGTCATGAATGTTTACTCCTTCAGTAAACTGTTTTTGAAGTACGTCATCGTCAAAGTCATAAGCCATGACTCGAAGTTCAAGGTTTGAGAAGTCACCACTGACAAAGACATGTCCGGGTGCTGGAACAAAGACCTTTCGCGCTTCCTCGGGTATGTTCTGAGCGTTCATTTTCTAAACACCAAAAAGTAGCTGTGAAACTTCCGCGCGTGGCGCTGTGTCTTCCAACGGTTGTCAGTAAGGCGGTTCTTTGCAACAAGAATAAAAAGGTCTTCCAAATGTAGCCCCAGCTCTTCAGCTTTGTTGATAATCCACACATGCGACCACCATTGTTTGTTACAGTTGCAAGTATCTTGGCACTTGAAGTACAAGATTCCATTTCTTTTGACAACACGAGAGAACTCGCGCAGAGACCCTTCATACATATCCCATACATCCTTGATTGTTCTGAACCACCCAAAGCGATTGTTTATTATGCCTGTCTTTTTCGGAGAGGCTCCCGGGAGAAAGGGCGGGTCGAACATTATCGAGGTTTGAGAATCGCTTGGAAAGGGAAGCTTTCTCGCATCCATAAAATGTTTACCAGGTAGTTTTATATCTCCGTAGAGACCTAATACAAGATTGGTCTTCTTGTAAAAGCATCCATTTCCATAAGTAGGGTCAAGCCCTATGCGCCCTGCTGAGTAGAAATGAACCATCTCGTTAAGGAGCTGTCCTTGGTTGTCGAACACAGTCTTGAGCATTATTCTTCACCCTCACCTGAAGATAGTCTTCCTGTACTGGTGCCATGTATCTTGAAAGACGGATGAACCCTCATGTCAGGCCCTGCCTCGAAGTCGGTGTAAGTCGAGAGAAGCTTGGCGGTCTTCTGGCGCTTCTGGAACAGAGTTAGTGCTTCACGCAACTTTGCAAGTTCTTCCAATCTCGATCTGTGATCGAGTGTCGGGCGGCGGAAGCTTGAAAGAAGAGTAATCTCCGTCGTGGCTGCAAGCTTGGAAAGGAGGAGCGCTTTCTCATCTTTTGCAAAACCCGTATTCGTGCGTTTTGTCTTAGACTTCGATCGAGCCAAAGGTCTGACTTGAGTATACAACGCGACGCGCTGTAGTAGGCCGCTGTACTTCTGCGAAGTTTTCTTTTTGCGAGAGCCTTTCTCGTCATAGCTTGCGATCTCCTCTTTCCATGCAGGCAGGCTGCGCGGCAACTCGCCATAAAACCAATAGCTCAGGTGATGCGGGCTTTGCAGATTGAACTCGTCGGGAAGATTCCCCAGCTTGCGGATCTTCTTTTCGGCGCTTCCAAGTTCTGTTTGAAGCTCCTTCTTCCACTTGTTAAGCCTTGGTCGGTCGAGCAGCATTCCGTTGGTAGTGATCGAAAGCGTCGGCCGTATAAGCTTCATCGAATAGTTGTAGTAGATATGCTCGGTTCCTGTCTCCTTGAGATCGGCAAGCAGCGAGGGCAAGACTTGGTGGAGCACCACTGCATCGCGGCAGTTGTAGATGCGAAGGTCGGTGTCAGGCATCTGGCGCACCACAGGAAACCGAAGCTTGATGTCTTTCCAGTAGGGAGTGGCCCCATAGATCGAGACGATGTAGCCGAGGTTATGCGGCAGCTCGGGATGAATGGCATGATGAATCAATAGAACATCGTGCGCGATGTTTCCGACCTTGTAGGCGTGCCATTCCAAGTGCGGCACGTCGAAGGGAGCGTTCTGGTACATGGTCGGGCACTTCAAAAGGATTTCGTAAAGACAGTTCTTCACACGAGCGAGGTCGTCGTTTTTCCAGTAGGGAACATACCCTTGAGAATAGAAGGGAATCGAGAAGGCTTCCTCGGAGTTGATAGCCAGAGCCATGACAAAGATCTCGCTATTCCAATAGCGGAGACCTGTCGTCTCGATGTCGACACCAAGGAGAGGTTTCTTCTTTAGAATATCCCTTGTTCTTGCCTCGATGTCTTTCACCGTGGGGAAGAGAAGGAAATCTTCCTGCGGCGGCGTGTAGCCCCTGGTGGTGATGTAGACTGCTTTCTCCACATCGGCGATCATGGTGGGCTCTTCGCTCCACTGGCCACGGATGATGTAGGCGGGATGAAAGGTCGGCACTGTCCAGAACTTCAGACCTGCGATTGCGACTTCGTAGACCGAGCCACGGACTTTATGTATCGCTCCTTCAATGCCCAGAGCGCCTGTAGGTTTAGCCCCAAGCGGAACCAGCGTGCGAACTCCCAGTCGATGGAGCGATGATAGTTCCTCTTCAAAGCCAGGGCGGCACGCCTCAAGCGCCTCCTGGCCTTCAGGCGAGTCAAGGTCGTTTTCAGGCGGGCGGCAATCGGTGAGGTTAAGTAGGTAAGCGTTGTGGCGATGCAGCCCTGCTTTCGCAAGCACACGGTCAAGTTCCTTGCCCGCCGAGCCGACAAACGGATGCCCGCTCTCATCCTCCTCCCGGCCCGGCGCTTCTCCGATGAAAGCGATCTTCGGTCTTTCACTGGCGCTTTCCCCTCTTACCTTTGTGCAGTAGCTATCGAGCGGGCATTGATGGCACAGAGACTTTGTGCGTGTGATGCGAAAGAGCTTCATACCTCATCACCCCATACATCCCATCCCTTTGATTTTTGGCGGGCGAATAATTCTATTTTATTACCTTCAAAACACTTTTCTATCAGTTCTCGGGCAATTGTAGGCTTAACAGAGTGGGCTCCCCGCTTGGCCTCAAACCATGTGGACCAGTGGCGTTCTTTTGCATGGGTTGCTCCACGTCTACAAAATAGAAGGAACTCTGTTGATATTCCAAAAGTTCCTCCAAGACCTCTTCCTTTTGGTTTTTTGCACCACACCAACATGGTTGAAGGTCTGAACTTCCATGCTCGGGCAACTTGATAAGCCTGCTCAACGTATTTGTTGATGACCCACAAGAAAAGGACGGAGTTCTTCTTTGCTATGCGATCTACAGGAAGATTCTTTATGTCTTCCAAGGACATCGTAGAATAGCAAAGGTCTCTTGTCTTTTGATGAGATATGTGAAGATTCCCAGCTCCAGCCTTCACTTCCCAAGGAGGATCAGCATAGATAATACTGTACTTCTTTGTTGGAAACTTCAATCACTTTCCTTGATTTTGAAGCCGATCGATGCAGCGCTGCCGATGATGCCCCAAGGCCGTTTGCAATCAGTAACAAATTGGACAAGCGCCCCTCTGGGGATCTTATCATTCCAGACTATGTAACTCGCTGCACCCACGTTCACATCGTAAACATCAGGTTCGATCCATGCATTCTGATTCCAATCCATGACATAGCGGATCTCGTTGACGCGGAAGTTGGGCCAATGCTGCGTCCTGACGAACACTGTGATGTAGTAGCTTGGGTCAAACCACGAGTAGCGCGTCTTGTCCCCGACCCAAAGCACGATGGTTATTCCCCAGTCCTTGAGGGTCTGGAGAAGGGATGACATCTCGTCGGGATCGCCCACCGACTCACGGCAGTCGATGAGGACCCCTTTGATCTTGGACTTGAGGCCGAGGCTCTCGAAGATGTCGTGAATGCGTGTGGCAAGAGAGGCAGCGGTAGTAAAGCCGTTGGGGGCCATGTCGGCCCCCAACGTCACATGGAGGGCAAAGTGCCCGCCAAGAGCGCCCCCCTCGACCGGCTGGTAGCGGATTGAGGAGACGTTCATAGCGGCTATCGCCGCTTTCCTGCCGTAGCGCGCGGGGCCGCCTTGGTGCTCTTCTTGCTTGTGGGAGTCCCGTCATCGGAGAGCCACATGTGCAGCGCCCCGTCTTTGGTCTTCTGCGTGAGAACGGTGTTCTCAGGACGAGGCTCTCCATCCTCGCCTTTTCCCATGCGGATTCCCAGCCTCGCTCCTACCTTCTTGCCCGCGAAGTCTTCCGTCTCGTAGCCCTGGGCTCCGTACTCCACATCGGCAGCGCTGCATAGGTCCGCGATCTCATCGGCGGCGCGGGTGTCTTCTTTCCGGTAGCTGTCGTGCTCGGGAAGAAGCTGGATGATACGGCGGATGAACTTCCGTCCCTGCGTAGTGCGCCCCGTCTTCTCGTCATCGGGCCCGTCGATCGCTACCATCGGGAAGGCGTGGATGACGCACGGAGACTTGTCGCTCTCCTTTATCTCGGCTGCCGCCATCTCGAAGACGTAGTCTCCCTTTGGGAGAGTGAAGTCCACCGCCTTTACCCCAGTGGAGGACTCGGCCCCTGGAACCTTTACCTTCATACCTTACTCCTCTTCTTCCCAACGGCATTCTCCCAGTTAGATTTGAAAAGCGGGAGAGCCCCGGCGAACTCTCCCTGTCTCATCGGAGGTTTCATATCTGCGGCTCTGGATTTTCCCTGCCGGGGTTAGGAAGAGCCGCGCTTCTTCCATTATACGCTTCGTCATGCCTTTGAGGACAAGCGCCAAGGCGTTCTTCCTTGGACTTTTTAAGACAATCGAGGCACATGCGAATGCCCATGGTCTCAACCCAATCCTTTCCTCGCGTTGACTTGCGGCATTTCATGCAAAGCTTATCTTTCACTTTCATCCTTTCGTCCCTTGTCTCTTTCTACATGCACAATGGCGTTGGTCCCAAATCGCGTGATTCGGTAACACTCTCCGTTAGGAAGGGTGAGCATCGCGACCTGCCCTGGCACCATTCCGCCCGCAGTTATCTTCCCATCCCGGCCTACGACGATTCTAATCAAGTCTCCTCCCCTCCTTGCTCGACGACAGGGCCGCATGGTCTGCCATCTGCCAGGATATGAGCCTCTTTCGTAAATATATGTCCGCAGGCACACCTCCACTGCTTCCCCTCGGCCTTCGGGGCGGGGGCGTCGGGATAGCGGCTGTTCCTTGCTCATGGCTTGGCTTTCCTTTCACGCACTGTGGACACGGAGTAACAAGCATATCACCCGCCTGTTTGGGATAGTAAATATATGTGTTTAGTCTGCTATCATAGCGACAAACATGCTCAAGAGGTTCAATAAAGATTTCAATCTCCGGATGAATCTTGCAATAGAATCTCATACATCTCCTTTCGCTGTAAGGCCAGCGTTCGGCTTGGTTATTTAGGCTGGCTCGCACCAGGTCAAGCACGCTCCCGTCGATGCACTCCGGCAAATCACCGGTTGCATCGGCTTCATCGCACTTTCCAAGAAGCACCGATGCCGCCTCCCGCAACTTGCCAGCCTCGGCGAAGAGGGCGAGGGCTGTTTTCACTTTCCGTCCCCATCGGTATATGCCGTATCCAGTCCAGTCACTTTCCATAGCATATTCCAATAATTTCACCAACTTGTCTCGTTGGCGCTCGGCGGCTTCCATGCGTTCGCGGACTATCTTGAACTCGCTGTTTGCCAAGTCCCGTTCGGCTTCGGCTTTTTTCGCACGGTTCATGGCAGATTCGTTGTACGCTTGCCGTGATTCTCGTTCTGCTTGCAAGGTGGACTCAGCACGCTCGGCGCGGGCTTCGCAAGCGATCGCTGCGACGCGATGTTCATCCCGTTCTTTCTCCACGGCAGTCAACTTCGCCCGCAGCTCGCCGTATGCCCTGCGCTCGATGTAGCCTTCGCCAAGCCACTCAATAGTCCTGTAACCTGCCAGACCGGGAGCAGCATCGTTAGCTGTCATCTATTTTTTCCTTTCCCCATAATTACCTGTACATAGTTTATGCTCTCTGTCTGCCAGTCCCCGTATTTTTTTGGATTGAGCCAATGTCCCAAACCACCATTAAAGGACATGACCGCAATCCTCCAGCTCCCGGTCCGCGCGTGCAGGTCCGCCAGGTAATGCAGTCCGGTACGGATCGCCGTCTCAGGATCGAACGGATCAACTGGTCGTCCGCCGTTGTAGAGCAGCGAAAACAAGCCAAGATTCACGGGCATGATCTGCGCCAAACCTTGCGCGCCCATCCATGAAACCGCCCGTGGATTCCATACGCCCGCCAAGGGATTGCCTACCGATTCCTGCCCGAACAGACGGCATGCCATCCAGAACGGAACGCCTGTCTCATCGCAATACCGCCACACGAACGCCGCAAAGCGCATGTCTACGCCGTAGGTCTGAGGAACCGGCCGCACCTCTCCTACCACCGGCAGAGGCGAGACAAACGCGTTCTCGACCGGCCACGGCCTGAATGAGCCTAAAACCAATTCGATGAGAGTCCAGAGCGTGAGCATTCCAATAGCTCGGATCACTTGTTTCCCTTCGCCTTGACATAATACTTGGCAAGCTTTGCAAAGCTTGGGTTCTCGTGGGGCTCAAGCGGGATGCCTTTCCTTGAGCCTATATGCTCGAAGCCTCTCATCGGCACGGGTGTCAGGTAAAAATGCATCCCCCCGTCTTTTGTTACCTCGGTGTAGTGGATGTAAATCTCATCGAAGAAGTGGGGAAGCCGATTGCCAAGCGCCTGTCCTGTCATCGCGGGCTGCTGGTAGCGCCGCTGCATGTCATCCTGCTTATCCGCCAATTCGGCGGTCATGACAACGTGCATGGGGATGGTTTTCACCACATCCATGATGTTGAAAAACCGCTGCATGATGAGATTATAGTCCTGAAGCTGGAGGGTTTCCATGTGCTTTCCAGTCTTGTCCTTGTGGTCGTCCTCGATCGTTATCTGATAGGCAAACAGGTCGCTGAATGCCGTCCCGCTGTCGATGATGAGGGTCTCAGGAGTATAACCATAGGACTTGATCTCGTTCCAGAGCGGCCCTTTCTGATACTTCAACTCCAAGGCAAGCTGGTGCAAGTCCTGCCATCTCCACAGCTCGTCTTCCCCAATATCCTCGCTCCAGCGCACAAAGTTGAACACGCAAGGATCGACTTTGCAGTTCACGGGGATGCTCGTAGCAAGCCCAGCGTCGGCGTTGGCAATCACGGGATTGGGAAAGGTGAGCGCAAAGTGGGTCTTTCCCACCTTCGAATAGCCCACGCTCAACACCCTTACAAACGGCGAGGACTGCTCACTCAAGGTCTGGCTATACCTGTGCTTGGGATGTGTCTTTTCTTTCGGTTTCATCTCTTCTCCTTGAGCGAGAATGTGCGAAAGGGAGGATCGCTGTCAGCGCGCTCTTCAGGGGGATAACTATCAAGGACAAGGCGCAGCGGCGTGCAATCAAGCATGACACGGATGCGAAGCGCTATTGCCTTTAGTTCAAGCTCAAGGCTTCCGAGCGCCTGGCGATAACGGCCGCGCTCATGGAGCAGCCTGTCAATTTCTTCTTGTAGGTCTTTACGTGTTTTCAATTCGCCCCCTCCTTCACTCATGTGCAGTCCTTCCATCCGTCGGAAAGCTTCGGGTCGGCGTCGCGGCCCATGCCCTGCTGCCAAGCAGCAATGTGGCGGTCTTTTGCCAAGCCGCGCTGCACCGCGCGGGAAAGGGTGAACACACGATGGGTTACACAAAGAGCTTTCCATCTCTTCCGCAGGTCGTGCGTCAACCACTTCCCGCTTCGCATTACCCGCAGCTCGTCAAGGAAGCTTCCAAGGACCTTTGCCATGTCTACTCCCACAAAATGAAAGCTATGTAGTCCCCCATAAAATCGGAGGGCTTTAAGTCCGTCTCCGGAGCGGAACTCTTATTGGAATAGGTGCTGATGCCCTTGTAGTAGAGATTGCGCTGGAACTTGATCTCACGAAGGTTGTAGTTCCTCGGTTGTGAAAGGCGCGCGCTTACCGCTTCGCAGAAGTCGTCTCTCAATTCCGGTCCAGGAGGTCCGCTTCTCTCAATGATCTCAAGTGTCATGCTTTCTTCCTTTCAAGAGCCTTATCGCGGTCTTCCTGCCAGAGGGCAAGCAGCCTCCCGCGCGAGAGCCACGGCGTTGATATGACGGGTGTTTTGTACGTCGCTGTGTCAAGCGGCGCCTCGATGTAGTTATTCGAGACGCAGAGATTGTACAGCTTTGTGCCTCGATACGGGGTGGCAAAATAGATATAACGCTCATCCAAGGGAAGGGCATTGGCAAAGTCAAGTGTCTCCTTTACGTTCTCCTTGGTCTCGCCGGGATAGCCGATGACGAAGAACCCTGTTACCCGTATGTCTTCTTCCTTCAGGCTTTCGGTCAAGGAAAGCGACTCTTCAAAGGAAAGCCACTTTTTTCCAAGCCCCATCAGGTGGGCGCTCTCCTTGCTTCCCGCCTCAAAGGGAAGGGACAGGGAATGGCAGTTCGACTCGGCAAGGGCGAAGAAAACCTTGGGATCAAGAAGCATTCGCGCATAAATGCCGTTCGGCGCCGACCACGTTATCCCCCGCCGCGCAAAAAGGGCCAACAGCAAAAGGAAGTAATCCCGCTCCGTACTGATGTTGTCGTCAAGGACGATGATCTCGCTTACCTCGTGGCGGTTTTGAAGCCACATGAGATACTCGGCAACAAGAGGAAAGTCCTTTCCCTGCCAGCGGCCCCAGAAGCTCGGCGAGGAGCAGAAGCGGCACGCATTGGGGCATCCGCGCGAGAACTCCACAGGCATCCATCGAGCGGTCTTTGTCGACAAGCCAAAGGGCCTGTATTCTTCCCAGTAGGGAATCATCTCTTCCGTCCTGAAGCGCGGGTAGGGCAGGGATGAGAAGCCGATGTCCTTCCCGAGAAAGTACGCCTCACCCGGTCCGTAATGGCTCTCCATACCCTCGATCTTCAGGAGCCCTCCGTGCGGGCCGCCGATGATCTCGTGCTTTGCTGTTACGAAGCTGTGCGTGAATCGAAGGTAGCGCTCTTGCGAGGGAAAATGCAGCGAGTATCCCACCACGTCATCCCGCACGTCATCGGCATCCTCGACATTCATATCGATCACTCGGCACGGGGACACCTCGCGTATAGTCCAAAGGCCGACTGGCGGCGTGAAGGTTCTCTTTGAGCCGTCAAGGGGCGCGTCGGGAAGCCGTATGAGAGTCATAACGGTTTGTATCCATACTCCGAGTCGGGCTTTCCTTTGTTCGCCAAGCTGTGATGCGTATTATAATGGTCGCCTCGGACGTAGATATCCTTCTGGATAAGGCGCTTGTCCCTGAAGCGCATCACCCCTCTCCATCCTGTCCCCGTGTAACTGATGCCGCAGTGGGCGCAGGGCTCTGGGAAATCTCCCATGGCCTGCCGCCTGCGAAAAGAGGTATATGCCTCGTTGTTGTAGAAGTCAAGCAACGGCGTGGTCTTGTCAAGCGTGCCAATGGGGATGGCCCCCTTGCTCATCACATCGGGGTGGTACATGCAGACAGCAATCTCGCCGTTCCAGCGGATAAGCATGAAACGGTCATCGCTGTACTGGCAGGGATAGATCCGCATGGGCTCTTGGTAGTAGCTGGTGAAAAGCCTTCCTATGGTCACAACGTCAATTCCCGGTTGCGAAAGCCAGTAGGAAATGATGTTCTCGATCTCCTCGTAGTCCTGGCCGCGCTCGCAGGCCTTGATAATCAGGTCTGTCTTTGATCCCAAGGACCACTTCAACATGCGAAGGCGAGCGATGTTATCAAGGATTTTCGCCCGATTGCTTCCTGGCCTGCAAAGCTCGATGCTTCTGGACTCAAAGCCAGGAAGCCCGTCAAGGCTCACTACAAGCTGGTAGCAGAGATTGGAATGGGTAAAGATGAACCTGAAAAGGTCCTCATTCCATATCATTCCGTTGGTAGTGATATAGTTGACGATCCCTTTTGCGGTCGCGTATTCCACCATCTCGGTTACTCTCGGATGGAGGAGAGGCTCTCCGTTGGCATACTCGTTGAGCCTCATTGTCCTTGGATCGATGCGATCGATGATGCTCTTGTAGAAGTCGAAGTCCATGTCCCCTTTGGGATAGTCCTCGGGCGAGGAGAAGCATCCCTTGCACTTCAGCTGGCAGCGAGTAGTCAATTCAGTCACAACAAAATAGGGCGATCTCATCGGGATGCCTCGCGGCGCGGAGAGCCCTTGTCCAAAGCGACACCTTTGGCGAATCTCATTGGGAACTCCTGTTGGGAAACCTTTCGACTTGCTTTAACCAACTGGAGTCAGGAAACACCTGGTCGGGGCTTGAAAGCACATAACGGACCGCGGGGATCACCTCGTTGTAGTGCATCGTGGAGTAGTCATGGCCCGCAATGAATCCTCCGAACTTGATTTTCGGAAGCCATGTCACGATGTCGAGTGCAGCGGGAATAACCCTATGCCAGCCGTCGATGTAGACTACATCAACGCTTCGGGGCTCAAAGCTTTGGGCAGCGAGGATCGAAGGAGCCTTGATGAACTGGATGCTACTCAGCCACCTGATGTTATCGAGAAGCGCATTCTCTATGTCGGAAACATCCACATTTTTGTCGGAAGCTACCGACTTCATGAAGATCGGCTCCCAAGGATCTATGGTGATGACGCGCTTGAAGTAGCGCGAGAAGATCACCGCCGACTCTCCAATGTAGGTTCCAATCTCAACGAGGGTCCATTTGCCGGTAGGATAGCGATGCTCCAGCCACTCGCACATGGCAACAAGGCCTGTGCGCTGCTCGCTTCCGATGTCGTAGAGCTTGTTCGCCTCCCGCATCTTTCTCATCGCTTTGCCCCCGCCCAATATCGTTTCCAGAAGCGTTCCTTGCGGGGGAAGTCAAAACCCGCCCCCGCCTCAAGGTCTTCCTGCTTTCGCAGCCAATCCTTGCAAGCATCGTAGCACCAAATAACAAGCTTGATCCAGAGATAGCGGAAGAGGCTCACTCTCTTGAAAAGGACGAACCGCGGATCCTGAATCCTTGCCCCGTCGCACTCGATAATGAAGTCGGGGTCATTGCGGGCGAGGTCAACCATGGCCTTCATTCCTTGCTTCCTTCTTCTATCATGGCGTCAGCGTATTGGTAAGCAATCACGGCAACCTCTGATTCAAAAAGGGCACCTGTTCCGTGTGCTTTCATTCCACACAACGCCATCCCTGCGAACCATTCCCGCTTAGTGAGGCCGGGATAACCTGTCGTTGTATAATCCCCCAATTTGATTTCATTCGCTGAAGGAAACGCCGGTACCCTGGCGTTCTTGCTCATTTCATTTATCCCCTCTGCGCGCTTTCCCAAGCCATGGGCCAAAACCAAAGATCGCCTCGGCGGCGGCATCCCCGAACACCTCCACGTAGCACTTTTTGTGGAAGGAATTGTAGCGGCTGAAAAGCTTCGGAAGCGCAAAGATGTCCACTCGGCTTCCCTGCCCGCGGGAGCGGCCTCGCATGGCGGCCACACGGGCGATCTCCAGCGCCGAGAATCCCATCTCTTGCAGGAACTCATCCCGATGCTCGCAGCCTGTCAGGCGATTGCTTTCCACGGCTTCAGCCTTTGTCTGATCTCTCTACCCAAATCCAAAGAGCTGCGGCTGCGCTGAATAGTGTCGCAAAAGATATAAGAATCGACCAATTGTTGTTAAGCAATGCTGCCCCCATTATTCCTCCAGAAATCCAAAGGGCAATAAGTATGGCTACTATCATCTCTTTCCCTCCTAACTTCCTGCCACAGCGTCTTCGAGAGGCTCGAAAATCTCTGGTATCTTGAACTTTCCCGCCCTACGGCGGAAGCCGTTGGGAACTTTCGATTTGGCGGTCAGGTCCATGCGGCAGATGTCGGCGAACTCGCACGGCCGGTTGTAGGCGTTGCAGTAGTAGCCGTTGCGGGAAAAGATCGCGGGATCGCGCCCCGCGTAGACTGCCTTCATCTTCTGCGTGATCTCTGAAGCTTGCTGCATTGTGCTCCGGGCAAAAAATTGGATGTCCGCAGGCTCCCGATAGACAAACTCGGCCCTGTGATTCTTGATCGCCTTGGCATCGGCGGCATTCTTGGAAAAGAAAGTGATGTCAGGAACAACGGCGGCGATCTTCCGCTTGTAATGCTTCTCCGCTCCCCACCAGTAGCCTGTCACCTGATCCCCATATTGGATGTTGATAAGGGTCGATGTGATCGACCAGCTTGAAGTCTTGGTCTCAAAGATCAGGAGATTTCCAAAGCGGTCCTCGGCGATCATATCAAGGCGCATCGTGAAGTGCCAGTTGGGCTTGCCGGGAAAGGGAACCCTGATCGAACGCTCCACGTCGATGATGTCAAGATACTTCAGGTCGTCCTTTCCGAACTCCGCTATCCAAGAGGAGAGCATGGCAGGTGTGCGATCAAGGGCTGAGAGATACTCGTCACGGTCGAAGAACTCTTTCTTCCTTTCCATCAGCTCGTCGCGTACGAGCCTCAAGGCTTGCTTTTCCTTTCCTGTGCGATAGAACTCGGCCTTGCCTGCATGGAAAGCCCCGCCCACCAGCAAAGGCGCGGCGACGAACATCGGCTCAAAGCGCGGGGGGCCGAAGCTGATATAGCCTTTCCTCTGGCAGCAGGCAAAGCGGTTGTGGAAGTGAAAACCCGCGCTTGATGCGCTTCGGGAAGGCTTCACTTGATCTCCCAATATTCTACTTTTCTAATCAAATCGTTCACGGCGGTTATGAGGGTATTGATAGTAAAAACCACAGTGGTATCATTGGTTGGAGGATATTCTATCGTCTCCAACAACTTTGGCGCACAACAACGGCTAAGATGATTAAGTATCGTATCTTTGTCTATAAGGCGCGTCCTAAGAATCCACTGTCGTATTCTCTGTCGCTCATCCTCACGGATGACCTCAACATTAAGTTCGTGAGCGATATAATCCTTTGATTCCATCATTTGCCTGCCTTCGGATTGGAAATCCAAGAGTCTTTCCATGAAGCCTTGTGGGTGCCTGGGGGGACGAGCCCGCCAAAGGTGTAGCCTTCACGGGCTACAGGGCCTCTCCAGAGCTGGAGCCAGGGCTTTTCCTCGGAGCCCTTTACTTCGGGATGAACGGACCAAAACCAGTATTTGCCGTCAGGATTGAAGCTTGCCCCCACCGTCCCCTTCGGGGCCTTCGCCCAATCCGGTTTCCACAGAGGTTTTGTCTTCGGCATTTGCTTTCTCCTTTTTCAAACGTTCAAGAAGATTGTTCGAGACCTCAATGAGACCAAGAAGCACCTTGTAGGCCCAAGCCTCTTCGCGCTCAGGGGAGACAATAGAGGCTGTGTCTTCAGGAAGAACAAAAGGCATCATGATGTTTGGTGAAGTCGCGCGGTAGAGCTTTGAAGCGTCGGTGATGAGGGCAAAGCGGCGCTTTTTGAAAGGGATGTCGCGCTCCGAAGAGTGTATAATGTAGAAGAGATTGATGGCGTATCCCAGCGAGACAAGATCTGTCTGGATCGTCTCGCCTTGAAAGGGAAGCTCGGCGAGATCGGCGCAGGGCTTCTCATAGAAGGCCCAGAAGTCCTGCAGGATCTTGGTATGTTTCGATGGATCGAATCGAAGCGGAGCGCGGGAAGGCCCCCCTTTGATCCAGGAGCAGTCAAGGCCGATGTAAAGGCGCTTGTCAGGGGAGTCTCCGCAGCACATATCGGCGATGTTCAAAGCAAGGTTTCCCACGCTTCCGGCCTGTGCTACCCAGCGATGGACCTCGGGGAAAAGGCTCTTAAAGATGTGATTGAAGCCAATGTCGGTGTCGCCCATCATGTCGAGATAGGGCAGGTAAAAAAACAGGTGGTCTCGATCAAGGATGCTCTCGTCGCTGTACCACAAGGGGTCGGCGGTCACAGGCAGCACCACGTCAAGGGTTTCGGGAGAAAAGAGCCTTGACTCCAAGATGTGCTGGTATTGCTGAGGATCGCTGTCGGCGACTATGATCGCCGCCGGGCGTATGCCTTCGCGTTCCAAGGCGCCCGCGCAAGTAGGGCCGCAGAGGATCGCCTCATGGGGCCTCGGGAAGCGCCTTGCGATGGCGGGGATCGAGGGGCCGGAGCCAAGGACGGTAAAGGTGCGGTAGACGGAGAGCCGAGAGGCAAGCTCCTCGACGCTGTGAATAGCAAAGCCCGCTTTTATGAGAGATCGGACGTTGGAAAACCACGAAACTAGAAAGTTCCTCATGGCGTTCTCGGTAATCTGGGCGCCGAGAGAGTTCCACTGGGCAACTGAGGCTTTCTGCTTGTCGGTGAGTTCCATTTACAGGCCTGCCTTTCTTTTCCCCGCCATATCGCGGATCTTGGTGCGCGCACTTTTTAGCGCCTCGCAGAGAAAGCCAACAATGACGAGCACAGCGAGGACAACAGCGCTGGCGGCAAACACAATGGCGAATGAAAAAGCAATGGTGGACACAATGGCAAGTATAACTCTCATGTTATGGTCCGCCTTTTAGAAGTGGGGCGGGTCACGATGCGTCGAGAATCGGCAACGCCGTCAGACTCTTGGCTATCGCATCCGCCCCGGTGGCCGTTGGAATCAGGTAGAGTATAGCACACTAATGCCTTATGGTGTCAAGTAGCGTCTTTTTTCCCTCCCTTCGTCTCTATTGGAGTAGTTTCGATGGTTACAGAAAAGCTGAAGTTGACCAGCATTTTCTTGACCTGATCGAGATGGTATTCAACGTCTCCGTAATCCTTTCCTTCTTTGAACTGGCCACCAAACGAGCCATGGAATCTTTCTTTCATTTCCTTTTCTCCTCTCTATGTTCTGACGTTTGAAGAGGTCTCTTTGACAGCCGCGACACCGGGAATGGCCATGTTATCCTTCAGGGAACGCGCCATGGCGTTAAGCCAGACAAGGTTGAAGGAAAGCGCCTCCGATGATACTTTGCCTTCCGCTACGGCCTTGGCAAGCGCCGCGATGTCGTTTCCTTCGGCGTGCCAGTGCTCGGTGAAAGAGAGCCCTTGGACTTCGGGCACGAAGGGACGGGCCGCGATGGCGGCGGCCTTTTCATCCTTGCCGCTTTCAAGAGCCTTTGTGACGAGCTTCTCCTGGGCCTCGCGCTGTCGAGCGGCGTAGGCCGAGAGGGCGTCTCGGATCGAGTCCTCGGCGCTTTCGATGACCGAATCCACATCTTTGAAGACTTTACGCTTGGCATCGTAGTCGGCCTTGGCAGCGCGGATCTCGGGATCAAGGAGCGATTTGAGGTCCTTGCGGATAAGAACGGCATCCTTGACGGCAAGGCCCGCGGCCTCGAAACTGGGCGTGTCGGCGACCTCGGCGGCCTGCCAGTTTTTCAGGAGCTTTGTGGCGCGGCTCTTGAGGGCCGTTACCCTCGGATCGGGCGCGAGTGATAGGGCGGTTTTCTTTGTTGCCATGTTGACCTCCGTTTAGTTTCCTATGAGTATAACACAGGGCTACCCTGTGAGGGCAAGGCGGCGCAGTTTTGTCAGGACGTAGTAAGAATGCCGGGTGAAATGCTCGCCGTCGAACATGCGAAAGTCCCGCAACAGGTTGCGGATCTCCAAGTGATAGCCAACAAGGACGATGCTGGAAGGTTCGGCGCCTTCGATCGCAAGGACTCCGGCTTTAGCAAGCTTGGCGATCGCCTCCTGGGGCGAGGTGGAACGCAAATGACAGACCAGGGAGGGCCGCTCCTCGCGGGCCATGCGGAAGACTGCGGTCGTCATTTGGCCCCTTCCTTTCGTGCTCGCCGCGCTGCCTCATGGAGAATCTTGTTGATAATCTTCAGATTCGATTGGCTAGGCTTTTTGTTGTTTATTGTCATTGGATCATAACGATCGGGCAAGCCATAAAAGCGGTTCCTCCAATTCGGGGCATAATTGCCAGGACCATCCCGGCCCGGGGTGCCGCCTACATTTTCCAGATACTTTCTTAAATCCTCACCATAGAGACCGACTGAGTTTGTGCCCATAGTTTTATTTCTCCTTTGCGAGGTGATCGTCGATCAGACGATCGTAGCGGCAATCGGCTTTGCCCCAATGGCGATTTTCCAAGCAATCGTTACAAGCGCAGTCAAAGCCATGGCTGTCGATGTCGCGACGCAGGGCAGCGGCGCAAGCTTTGCAGATACCGTGCGTGCGTGTGACTTTACGGCGCCCGTCCCCATAGTGGCGCAGCATTATGGGGATAGGCTTGTGCCAGGAACACCAGAGCTCCGTCATAGGTTACTTTCGCTTTGGCTTCTTTGGAGGATGCCCGCCGCAAAGCTTGCAGCCTGGGACGGCGCACCAGGAGAGATCGCCTTTTTTTGCCATGTCTTTCGCCTCCGATCGGCCGACAGCGTTTTCCCTGTCCGCGCCTATGGCACCGGGGCCGAGTTGAACGGCCCCTGGACTGCGGGGCGGCGCCTTAAAGTTACATCCAGCGATGGCGCAGAGCGTAGCCGCCGTCGCAGTGCCAGTGATCGGGAGCACCGTCAAGGTGTTGTGCATCTCCACTATGAGGAGTGTAGTCGCGGTCGCCGTTGGAGTGATCGTTTGAAGGACAAGAGCTTCCGCGTTCCGTGCCTTTGCCGATGCAAGGGAAACCGCGAGGGAAAAGAGAGCGAGAGAGGCTACAAACGATCTCAAAGCCCATGTCCACGCCGCAGCCGTCGGCTTGAACGCCTTCATGCTTACGGTTGTAGGAGTGGCCGCTTGCAAGAGCTGCGCTCCAAGAGAGACGGAGAGGGATGTTGTCTCGGATGACGAAAACATCGATCACGCGCATCATGCCGGAGCGCGAAACATACACAAGCGTTGTATAGAGGGTATCGCCGGGTTCGAGGACCTTTTGCAAGGCCGCGATTGCATCGGCTCTTTCTGTTTGTTGTGTTTTTGTCATGACCATGACCTCCGATTGAGAGAGGGTGAGAGAGAGCGGTCAACGACCGCTAATGGCCGGGCGGGGGAGTCGCACCCCCGCGAAAGGCTGTTACCGGCTTTACTTGCGAACGATAGGGGCGAAACCGGCCGCGATTGCGGCGGCTTTCAGGTCAGCGATACACTTGGATTCGCCGCTAGGTAATTCGGTGAAGTTGAAGGCTTCGGCGCCGGGTTTTGTCCACTCGTTGACCGCGATGTCTTCGAAGACACGCTCTTCGCTTGCGAGCCAGGAGACAAGCTTTTTGCAGCGGGACTCGAAGGAACGCCATTTATTGAGCGTAAGAAGAGTCCAGTTTTCGATGCTCGGGTCAATACCGTCGATGCATGCCCAGCCGCCGGACCGGCCCTCGGAATAGACTGCGACAGAGGGACCGAAAAGATCATGCGCGATGTCGGGCACCTCTTCCCAGAAGCGTTCGCATGCAGAGCGGAAAGCGTATTCGCCCGCGCGCTCGGCTTCCGTTTCTTCACAGTGGAAATGATCGGCGATTTTGCAGGTTGAGGGGAAGCGATGAACTTTGACGTTTACCGCCGGGTGGCCGCCGTGTTGGAAGCGGCCGCTATGGATTTCGATGTCGGTTTTTCGGTATGTCATGACTCTTTGCCTCCATGCGTTCGCTGGGATTGTCAAGGGCCAGCGATTCAGCATTACAGGCAAGGGGCGAGCCTTGCCTTGACTCCGCTTAGCTGTCTATGTCTTCACTAAGACAGGATTGAAAGAGCTCGTACGCGTATTCCTTGAAACCGTTCCGGTCGCGCCCGCTGATTGTAAGGGAAAAATCAAGCATGAGGGAGGGGCGCACCGTTATAGTGTGATCGGTCCAGCCGTCGTAGGCGCCGTTGTCGTCCATGTGGTGGTAGCTGGTTGTAATGATGATTTTTTCCCCTGTGCTTGCGCGGGTGTCTATCTTAGAACCAGAGTCGAAACCGGAACCATGCGGAAGGAAATTTTTTGCTATGCTGTTAAGATATTCGAGATGTTTTGCTTCCCATTCCGTGTTGCCTTTGTTGACGCACGTGATGTATGCGCCGATTGCGAGGGCTAAGGCTCTGTAGACTTTGCTTTTCATTTCTCGCACCTCCGATAGTGAGAGTGTGACACATATGGAGGGGATTGTCAAGGGGTGGAGGGGAAAAAAAGAAGAAAAAGGGAAAGAAAATTACTTAACGGGTGTGGGGTAATCGGGGTCCCATACGTAGTTTTCGCGCTCGGCTTTAGAAGGCTTGCGAGTCAGCCAGGGGTAGGATTTGTTGCGGAATGTTAGGTTGTAGTTGTGCTCAAGGGTAGCGATGCTGTCGCGCTCTTCTATTAGTTGAGAGAAAGAGCGAATATGACGGGTTATGAGGGCATGGTGAGTAGGACAGAGAATGTGAAGGATCTTGTTTTCATGGTGAATATCAGTGGTGAGGGAGAAGCCGCATATCTCACAGAAACGGGAGGGGTGTTTTTTCTTGATGTTGTAGGATTCGAGGGTTTTTGCCGTGTTGCGCTTTTTGCGGCATGAGGGAGAACACGTGATTTGGCGGATATTGTCGGAGTAGAAGAGCTTGCGGCAGACGATACAGCGGGTTCCTGGCATAGTTATAGGATAGGGGATAAATTTATCTGGGTCAAGTATTTTTTAAATGTATGTGGGGGAAGGAATTAAGGCTTGATAAGAGGGTATGCTTTATCCTTTTATCCTGTACATAGGGGAAAAAAGGGGAGAGAAAACTATAATGGCCGCCTAACAGGTGTTCGGTTGTGCATAACTTGTGTATAACTTTCACATACCCCCCCCCTTACCGGCTACCAGGATAAAGGACTACTACTACTACTACTACTACTTACTACTACTTACTATGTATGGATTTGTAGGTCTTTTGATCAAAATAAAGCAGGAGATAACAGCTCACACAAAGGATAAAGCCAATAGCGTCGTCAATACAAAAATGTAGCTATCGCCATAAGTAGCACGCAACAAAAAAGCACGTTTTCACGTGCTTTTCTCTTTTTTTAGGATAAAGCCGAGTGTGTCATTATGGCTTTTTACTGCAAAAGATGGAACGATAATTCCATTTAATATGCAGCCCGCCGCGACTGCACTTGAAAATCCATAACTTTCCGATGTGAAAATATGTTGTCATTTCATTCCCTTCCTTTCTATTCGAGCGCAGCTCGGCGCATCATGTGCGCGCGGCCTTTGCGGTCGACGAACATGGTCGCCCACCCTGAAGCTACCAGCATTTCCCAGCGCTGGGAATGATAGCGAACCGTGATAATCTCCATGTTGTCTACCCTCTTTGCTGCTTGACGATGAACATCTGTTCAACGTTCGCCGGATCATTGCCGCCGCGCTCTTCGATGTAGCGTTCTGCTTGCTTGCGGGCGGCGAACTCCGCCAGCTTGACCCCGTTGGCCATTACCTTGAATACTATAGTCATGCTTCTTACCTCCGATGATAGAAGGGTAGCACACATCGACATATGTGTCAAGTGCCAATTGTAAAAGAATTGTAAAATCTCATTGACCGTGCGGGGGTAGGATGAAAACTGCGTGCGTGCTCGCATGCGCATGGGGGGCCGGGAACTGGGAGGCATGTACTATGTCTGCACGAATGAGCGCGAGAGAGGCAATTGGGATACGCCTATGCGCGCACACATGTATGATTCTCCCGCAATCGAGCCTGTTTCTCAAAGCAACACATGCGGCGAGGACGCCGCATCTTGACATTTTTCGCCTCTTGCATTATCTCTTAAAGTGTTGAAACCCACTGCGAGGCGCTCTAAGTGAAACTTCTCTTTCGACAATCGTGCGATTGCAGTCTTGGCCAGGAAAGCCTGCCAAAGCCTTCCTTTCACATCACCAAGGCCCCCGACATGAGAAGCAATGCTCCGGAATGCGCCATCACCATAGAGCTCTCATGTGCTTTTTGTGAAAAGCCTTGGGAAGGCTTCGCAGGTCTGCTCGCCCCCCTCAAGACGCCGAAGAAGATCATCATTTCATGAAGGAGAAAACAATGAGACTCGACTTTCTTATGGACCCCTACAGTCACAGCGGTGAAAGTTGTTTTGCGGTTGCAAGGCGCATTGGCTGGCGCTCTGCCTCTCGCCGTCTTATCGAGAAGTGGGCGGGGGTAAACAACATGAAGGTAACGAAGGGATTTCTTGGAATCCTTTACGAAATAGCCTGTCCAAGGTCATATTGGAAAAGAATCGACGATATTTTTCGAAGGTCTCCTTCATGAAAAAGTGCGCCCAGAGCGGGGTAGAGTTTCGTCTTCCTCTTTACGTCTACATGGTTTGCTGCGACTGCGGCCTCAAGCATGTTCACCGCTACCGCATCGAGAGAAAAGGCGCCCGCAACTATCTCTACCTTACAGCGTGGCGCTCCAACTACAAGCGATGGAAGCCAAAGAGATGAATCCGCTCGACGGCCTCAATCCTGACGAGCTTATCTCGCTCTCCGATGTCAACTTCCAAGCCAAGGTCAAGACGCGCGCCCGCGCTCTCACCGCTAAGGCCATGGAAACCATCGAAGACGTGATGGCCGAAAGCGACGACGACCAGGCGCGCCTCATCGCCGCGGGCAAGGTCCTCAACATCGCCAAGGTCGATACCGAGGACCTCAAGGCGCTCCCCACGGGCATCAGCGAGGAGGTCTTTCGCATCGCCCTTGCCGGTCTTGGCTCCCTTGCCGCCATCGCCCAAGCCGCTCGCCCTCCCGCGCACCTCCTCGATGTCACGCCCGCTCGCGCCGACCCGCGCCCGTTCATTCCCGACGACTCGCCGCTTAACACCGCGCCAAAACATGCCGATGGCCAATATCCGCTCATAGAGGAGAATCTTGATGTCGAAGAGTAAGAAGAAAGCCAAGCATAACGGACACTCCGCCGACCCGCGCTCCGAGGACTTCAAGCCTCTCTTTCTCAAGGGTCTTCCCAAGGATGGGCATCAATTTGTCTCTTCAGGCTTCAATAAACCCAAAGGCGAGCGTAGCTCGCCGTGAAGACATACAAGCGGGTGGCAAACGACGACGGCTCAATCTCGACATTCGAGATCCCCGCTCACTTTGCCATACGCCCGCATCGTGAAGCGCCCGCGTTTCCCGACTTCACTCGCGGCCAGCGCGCTCTTATCGATCTCTATGCTGATATCACGAGCAAACATCCGACGACCGACGTGCGCTCGACTCTTGACATGATGCGCCAGGCCGGGCTTGTGAACCTTTGGTTCTTTCTTAAGGTGATCGCGGGCGCTTACGGCCCTTACAACCTTCTAAACGACGAGCTTAACCTCGATATGTGCAATTGGAGACAATCTGATGCCTGCATGAGCCCGGGCTCGCGCTTTATGGCCCTTATGCCGCGAGGCTTTCTTAAATCGACAATCTTTACGCATGGAGCAAACACATGGTTATTGACGAGAGACAGCGAGAGGCGAATCCGTATTGTGAATGCGATTATTTCGAGGGCGGAAGGTTTCAAATATCTGAGCCAGAAAACAATCGATTCAAATGCTCTCTATGCCGCGCTTTATGGTCAGGGGTGGACCCTTCTGGATGGCTCTGCTATTGCGTCACGTGTGCCACTTCCCAATGTTAAGGAATGGAACGCGGAGACCATGGTGATGCCGAATCGCTTAAGGGTCGCGCCAGAACCTTCCATAAAAGCCGCGGGGGTGACAGGGAGCGGCGAAGGCGACCACCACACCGACCTTTGCATCGACGACCCGATAGGGCTGGACGCGGTTGACTGGCAGTACCAGGCAACGACCATGATGGAGAACGCAAAGAAGTGGATGAACACAAACCTGAACGCGCTCCTGATCGCCCCAAAGAGAGACATCATTGGAGTTGTGGGGACCCGATACGCTCAGGATGACTGCTACGAGCCGTTCTTCAACGATGCAAAGGAGATAGTGGGCGCTCTGGACGAGGATGCCATTCCGGTGCCCGGAGGCGCCTGGAATGTGTACTACAGGCTCGTGCAGGAAGATGGAGCGATGATAGCGCCTGACATTATCGATGAAAAACAGCTTTCAAAGATGGACGCGTGGACCGCGGCATTGCAATACTGGAACAAGCCTCGCAAAAGCGGCGTCAACGAGTTTGCAAAATATGTGGTGAAGCCCTGCAAGCTCTTCAACGATGCCAATACGAACCTTTATCTCATTTCGTTTCGGGATGAGCTTACCGACGAGGTAAGGACGCTCAATGCGGCCTCCCTGACGGGTGTCATCTCGACGGACGCGGCGAGCAAGGACCGAAATGTGAGCGCGCTGACATCGAGAACGAGCGTTGCGATCTGGTTCATGGACGACGAGAATCGTTCCTTCCGTGTTTGGAACAAAGTGGGATATTTGTCGATGGACAAGACCTTCGATGCGATATTCGAGGCGTGGGACTTGTTCCCAGGATTGATCGAGGCGACGCTGTTTGAGACAAACGCGATGCAGAAGGGGCTCTACCAGTTGCTTGAAAAAGAGCAGGAGAAGCGGAAGGTATGGATCAACTTGAGGGAGGCCCCCGCCAAGGGCGACAAGGTAGCCCGTATTCGCGCTGTGGTGGGTTGGTACTTTGCACAAGGCTTGATTTATGCTACACCGGAGGCTGTAGTGGAGTTGCAGCAGGAGAAGGACGCCTTTCCGTCGAGGCGCCTTGACGTACTGGATGAGACGGAGAAGGCCCTTTCGTGGATGAGGAGGCCCGCGAATGCCGAGGAGATCGAGATGGCGGTGGAGGCGGACCTTGAACACGAGTTCTCGCTCGTTGAGACCGATAATCTCTATGGGTACTGAGAAAAGAGGAAATAAATGTCTTCAATAGATGAACAGACAGCGGCGCAGGAAGCGCCCCAGGACGTGGGCGAGGATGGAAGGCCGAAGCTTCCGCCTTTTGCGCTGGACCTCACCGGCGAGAAGGAAGAGGAAGTGCTTTCATACCTTCTCTCGGAGCTGGAAGAGGCGAAGAGCGCCCGAAGCGAGAGAGTGAAGAAGTGGATTAAGTGGAGGAGGCAGAGAGAGGCAATACCTGAGAGCATACCGGCGGAGCATTCGCTCTCGAATGCGTCGCGTATTGAGCCGCCGTTGACCCAAATTCACGCGCAAACCGCCTACGCGAAGGTAAAGGGCTATTACGATACGGGAAAGCCGTGGTTCTGGCAGGCCAGGAGCTCAAGCGATGACCCCGAAGACCATCAGGACGCGAAATTGCTCACAAAATACCTTGGGCTGCTCGCCAATTCGCAAATGGACCTCAATCTGGACAAGGTGAAGCGCATTGTGAGCGATGAAGCGACGTTCATGGGACTTTTGATGGTGAAAGTCGTGTGGGACACGCTGGAGTGGAAGTTCAAGAGCGACGATGCGGAAAGCGGGGCGCTCCAGACGCAGGTGATGACCTTTCACGACGGGCCGTCGATCGTTCCTATATCGCAGGAAGACACCTACTATCCGCCGTTCTGGGACGAGATACAGCGGATGCCGTGGATCGCGCAGGAGCTGCATCTGCCGCTGCATGAGTTTGAGAACAAGGTTGTGCAGGGCATCTATGACGAGCCGATGGATAAGAGCGGACGCCCCATTGAGGTGAAGGGGTGGGTCCGGGAGAGCTTCACCGACAGCGAGCAGGCTTCCGAGAAGATGAGGGGCTTCACGCCGATGGGGCCGAAGGTCATCGACTTGATGGAGTTCCATTTCTTCTGGGACATTGACGATGACGGAACGTGGGAAGACCTGATTTTCACCATTCATGTCAACTCAAGAACCATTGTGAGAAAGACGTATAACGGGATCGCGGCAAGGGAGTTTGAGGCGTTCGGGTTCATCCCCAGGAGCTTCATGCTTGAGAGCCGGGGCGTAGGGCAGATTTGCGAGGGCCTTCAGGACGAGGTGAGCGGCACCCATCGCCTGCGAAACGACGGGATGAAGCTGGCGACGATCAAGATGCTTGCGATAAGGCGGGCGGTCCTGCGCGAGAATAAGAACACCATTTACCAGGGAAAGGTGTGGGTCACGGACAACCCGAAGGAAGACATGAACGCCCTGTCGATGGGAGAAGTGCCGCCCTCAAGCGTGCAGAGCGAGAACATGGCGTGGAGCATGACAAGCCAGGCGGTGGGAGTATCGAGTCCTGACAGGGGATTTGCCGATCCGACTCTTGGAACGAGAGATACCTTCCGAGGGCAGGAGATGCGGATGGAGCAGTCGCAAGGCATCATGTCTACGATTATCGAATCGACAAGCGAGAGCTGGTCGCGGGTCGGGATGCTGGTGATGTTCCAATTGGTGAGGAACGTGAAGAGGGTGATCTGGAATGAGAGGCAGCTTGGAAGGTTGAAGGATGATGAGATTGCGAGACTTGAGAGGATATTGTCGATACCGATAAGCGAAGTGCCGAGGAGAATGAAGTTCGAGATTTATACGACCGATATTGAGCATTCCTACGAGGCAAGGCGCGATACCGTGGTGAAGCTGTTTGAGATCACCTCGGAGGCGCAGCCGCAGCTTGTGCAGCTTTCGATGCAGGTGCTCGGGCCGCAGGGAATGCAGTTGAGACAGGTAGCCCCGGATGCGTGGAATCAATTGCTTGAGATTTATGTGGGGAGCGTGAATCTGCTGAAGGAGATATACTCTTTCGCGGATTTCAACGACACGGAGAATTATTTGCAGGATACGAGCGTGCTGGAAAAGATAGTTCAGATGCTCCGCGCCCGTAACGCCGGGCAGCTTCAGGCGATTGAGGGGATGCGGGGTGGAATGCAAGGAGGAGTCAATGGCGGAGTTGGTGGCGGACCGGGGGGCATCGCTGGAGGACCTCCTGTCGCGGGAGTGGCCCAGGGACAGCAAGGAGCTGTCCAAGGAGGAACGCCAGCAGTTGGCGTTCCTGCGCCGTATGCAGGAGCTCTCCCGGGGCCTGGTGGGCAGTGAGTACTGGGAGCTGCTGAGGCTGCTCTTGGTGAGCGACCTTGAGACGGCGAAAGGTGCGTTGGAGGATACGATGATAAGCGACAAGGACTTCAGGGTGAAGCAGGGGGAGGCGAAAGCGCTTCTCTCGTTTCACAACTTCATATTGAAGCTTGCCGCCGATGTCGTGGAGGAAGTTGATGGCAAAGAATCAGATTGATTTCAGCCCCGCGAACCCCGAGAATGCGGCCGCTGGAGCCGCATTGGAGGAAGGGGAAGTCACCGAGGAAGGGGTTGAGATCGGCGTGGGTCCGGAGCCTGAAGTGAAGACTGAAGTGGTGACGATGACCCCCGAGGAGTTTGCGGCCTTGAAAGCTCAAGGGGATGCCGCCAGGGCGATGCGGGAAGGTATCGAGGGATTGTCGGCGAAACTGGGGGCGTCCCAGCCGGCACCGATGCCCATAAATACGCCCAGTCAGACTCCCGAGGAGTATTTTGCGGAGCACTCTGACGAGATTTTCGACAAGGAGAAGGGTGCTGCGGTGCTGGCGAAGCACAGCAAGATGATCGCGGAAAGGGAGTATGGACCCCTTCTTCGGGGGATGTCCACATCTCTTTCAAACACCCGGCGCGAACTTCTTGAGGCCAAGGACCCGCATTACAAGAAGTACAAGGCCGAGGTGGAGGCGCTGGTGGCAAGCCAGCCGCCCGAGGTCAGGATCGCGCCTGACATCTACGAGAGGGCATGGCAGAATGTAAGGGCGAATCATGCCGCCGAGATCGAGGCGGCAAGCGTGAAGGAACAGGTCGATAAGGCCGTGGAGGCGAAGCTCAAGGAGCTTGGGATAGATCCGAGCAAGCCCCAAGGGCGTCCTGCGGCGCATGTCAATAGCGAGGGGCGCAGCACTCCAGCAATCTCCTCATCTTCGACGAGACAGAGAGTGAGGCTGCCTGATGCCGCTACCAAGACGGCGTTGGAGGCTGAGGCGAAGCGCAAGGGCATGGATATTGAAGACCTCTTGAGGGTCAAAGGCTACATGCAATAAGGAAGGATGGCAGAGATGGCAAAGACAACGGCAAAGGCGGCGAAGATGCCCACAGTGGCGACGGTGGTGACCCCTGCGGACATGGCGACGCTTCAGCAGGTTTTCAAGGTGGCCGAGGGGATGAGCGAGGAGCAGATCATAAGGGCCGACGGGCTGCCGGGAGTGAGGCTGGAGTTTGATTATGTGTACTTCAGGAAGCTCAGCGACGACTTTGTGGCAACCCTCAAGGCCCACAACCAGAAGGCGTACTGGCTCGCGTATGGCGAGTTTTCCGATCGCGATCGGAGGAGCAATGTCGCCCTTCACGATATCGGGGTGGACCCTCTCTCGAAGATTCTTGACCGCCCGAGGGGGAGGAATAACCCGCTGGTGAGGGATGGCGAGCATGTGCAGGCGATCATGGGGAAAGACTGGTATGTGACATGGCGCGTGCAGGGCGGCGAGGGGGATCTGACGGGCGCCCTTGAGGCGGGATTTCAGGTCATCCGAAGGCCTGTGGACCCGAAGGAGGAGAAGGCGAAAGGGCCGTTTGACTGGAGCGGAGAGGTATGGAAGATACGCGATGGGACATCCGATCCTACGAGCGGGGAGGAGATTTTCAATGTGATGGTGGCCATAAGAAGGCGGATATGGGACGACAACCTGAAGGCGATGAGCATGGTGAGCCACAATGCGTACAGCCAGAACAAGAGGCAGTTCATCGAGGGGGCGGAAAACATCTCCCGGGACATGCTTGGGGCCAAGGAAAAAATAATGGTCCAGGATCTTGACGAAACGCACATTGAGGAGCACACTGAAGTGAGGGAAGGAAAACGGGTCCATGTGGACTCGTAGAGATCGATTGTCGCCTTCTTAGGCGACAGAAAGGATGCTGAAGGATGGCAAACGTTAATGCGCCCTATGGATTCAGGCTGTGGACACGCCTGACTCCGGGGACAGGGAGCGTGGCGATCGCTCCAGGTATCAACCCTGCCGTGGGTGCGCTGGGGCCGATCCCGGTGATCTCGGCCGCGGTGTTGAAAGTTGGAGACCCGTTGAAGGTCGTTGCGGGAGTCGCGGCGCTGGCGGGCACGACCAACGCGATCTACGGGATCTGCAACTCGCCGGTGCCGGGCTATGGCGAGACGGCGACGCAGAGGCACTACCCTGAGATCATCCCCGCGGATGACCAGACGATCTGGAGGGTCCAGAGCATCGGGACAGTGAACGTCACGGCGACCATGCTGGGGGTAGCGGCGAACAAATACAGGATCGGTGGGGCTACGTCGGGCTACACCGGGATTAACCTGGGAGCCACGACGGGAGGCGTTCTGGAAGTGCTGGCATTCGCGCCCGGGTCCGGTCCCGGGACATACGCGGAGCTGCTAGTCATGATCACCAGAGGCGCGTTCTACGGACAGGCGTAAGGAGGAACAGCAATGGCGTTAATGTCTGCTGCGAGACTTACGCAGCTATGGGAGAAGGACCTTACCAAGGAGTTCTTCGACGAGTACGACAGGTGGCCTGCGATCGTCACCGGAGTGCTCAACGTCACCGACGACGGGGAGAGCCACTACATCAAGGAAGGTCTGATGACATCTTTTGGAAGCGCGCCGCAGGTCTACGATGGCCAGGCGTTTCCCTTCGATGCCTTGTACCAGGGGCCTGAGAAGATCGTCTACTTCAACGAGTACGGGTTCGCCGCGCAGGCGACACGGGTGATGATGGAAGACGACCGGCAGGATGTCATGAAGAAGGTCGCAAAGGAGCAGGCGAAAGCGCTTGCCTATACGATCGAGCTTCAGGGATGGGACCTCATCAACTCAGGATTCGTAACCACGGCAAGGGTGGGCCTGGACAGCCTGGCGCTGTTCAGCGCGGTCCATCCGATGTACGGGCCGCAGGGCGGGGTGGTCTCAAACCTGCTGACGGGAAGTTTGAGCAAGCTCAACATGCAGGCGGCGATGGACAAGTTCGCGCAGCTTGTCAACGAGCGCAACATCCCGGTGTACGCGATGCCTCCCTTCGAGCTCTTGATCCATCCGGCCAACAGGTGGATGGCGGAGATTCTCGGGGCAAGCGAGCATGACCCATCAAGCGCGCTCAATGCCGTAAACCCGGTGAAGGACAAGTTCACGTTCCGCATGGTGCCTTTCTTCACGTCAACGACGACATTCGCCGTGGTGGACAAGAAGATACACGACCTGCGGTGGATCTGGAGGCGGCACATCAAGTACGAGCCGGCCATCGACTTCATCACGGGAAACGTGCTGTGGAAGGCGCACATGAGGGCCTTGGCGACGTTCTTCCACTGGAGGGGCGTTGTAGGCTCGACGGGCTAAGGGAGGTCGGACATGGCATACGGAAAAACCATTTCGACGCACCTGACGAGCTTTGTGGGGCCCCCGGACAAATCGGGGGTTCCCATAGGCTGGGGAACAGGAACAAAGATGGCCGTGGGGTGGATCGGGGCGGGGGCGACCTCGCAGTCGGTCACCATGGTTGGGGACATCCAGAAGGTGGGAGGAACACCGCCGGGGGGAAGCTCGTATGGAACGGCCCTTCCCAACACGGATGTCATCAAGAGCGCCCTCCTGGTGAAGACCACAGGGGCGACTCCTGTGGATGTTACCGACAAGGCGACCATCACGGGTGACAACACGGTGAAGCTCACGGGGGTTACGGCGGCAAACGCTTCCAACGCGTACCTGTACGTGATCTTCGACCAGCAGGACAAGATGGGCTCGAAGAATTAGAGGAGAGCGAAGTGAGCCAATCGGGGCAGATCCAGTTCTTCACCAAGGACTATGACGCCCGCGACCCAGGGGGCTACGGGCTCCTTGCCAATCAAGGCAATAGCCCTGATGCGAAACTTGGCGAGCGAACCTGGATCTGCACGATTTGCAATCAGGCGTTTCCTGACAGCAAGATCAGAAAGTTTCGTGGAAAATACTATTGCATTCCTAATGGGGACTACAAGGACATTGGCTCGATCCTGAAGATGGAGAGAGCAAGACGCTACAAGCCCGACAAGCTCGGGACCGAGCAAATCGTCCCGCCGATCATAAGGGGATAAGCTGTGCCGAACATGACAATTCCCGGGCTCAATAGCATCACAACGCCAGGCTCGGCTGGGCTGCTCTGGATCAGCGATCCCGGTGCGAGTCCGCAGGACCGAAGCTTCGCCCTTTCAGCCCTTCGTGGTTGGCTTACGGTTGTGGATGCTATCTCTGGGAGTAAGACTTATACAGTCTTCCAGCGGGATACCCGTGTAATAGAGAGCGCCGCTGGAACGGTGGACATCACCGCTGGGGCGACACTGACAGGTTGCCGGGTTGAGATCGTCAACAAGGTGGCGGCTGGGATCACGCTGGCTGTTACTACTGGGGCTGCATCGGTAACGATGGGTATTGGCTCACTCGCTTTTGAGTGGGATGGCACTCAGTGGCACAAGATCGGTGGGATGGCCCTCGTCGTGGTCTTTACCTCCGGAACTGGTGCGACATGGAAGACTCCATGGGCAGGCTCGTATAAGCTCACTGCCATTGGTGGTGGTGGCGGAGGCGGAGGATGCAAGACAGCGAATGCTACATGTGGTGGTGGCGGAGGCGGAGGAGCGGGTGGCGCAGCCATCCTGGCTCTATCTGAGAATGCAGGAGTAACACTTACCTATACTATTGGTGCGGCAGGTACAGCAGGTGCAGCTACCCCCACAGACGGCGGCACTGGTGGCAGTACGACCATTTCCGATGGTACTACTACTCCAACCGGGAATGGGGGTGCTGGAGGCGTTGCCTGTAATTTACTTAGTGCTAATACGGTTGGAGGAGCAGGAGGGGCGGCCACAAACGGTCAACTTAATATAAAAGGTGGTGGGGGCGGGGCCGGTAATAATTTATCTACTGGTGCGTCGGGGGATCTCTCAGGAGCTGGAGGTTCCTCGATTCTTGGCGGAGGCGGCCCAGGAAGAATGATAGTAGCAAGCGGTGTCTCGGCAGGTGTTGACGGTGGACCGTATGGCTCTGGTGGAAGTGGTGGAGCTGCATCACAGGCTAACACTGTAGCCGGTGGTGCAGGGTACGCAGGTGTGATAGTAATTGAGTTCTGAGGAGGAAAGTGTGAAGGTCATAGCAATTTTTATTTCTCTCATGTTGCTTGTAGGATCGGTTGTGGTAGCAGAAACAACGTCCGTAACCCCTGTTGCAGCAAGTGCTGATATGAACTGGCCTAGGTTGTCTGCTTCACCCATTCCTGTTTTTGCTGGGATGGTTGCAACCGTCGTGTGGGCCTTGTTCTGCAATTCGATTAGTCCACAAGGAGTGAACCCGGTGCTTAAGTATGAGGCCATCGGGGCCAGTTCTACCGGAGCCGGTCTTCTTGTTTGGGCGTTATTGTCCATAGGATCAAGATAATGCCTATTCGATTTTCAGACATATTGAGCGGCAAGGATTCGCTTGATTTGGCCGCCGAAGCATCCCTTGGTTTTGACGACAATATAACGGGCGGGTCTACGATTACCGCTTTTCCGGCTGCGGCTGCTTTTGCCTCTTCGATGGCGATGGACCACTACAGGTATCGCAATTTTGAGGCGAAGGGTTCTGTTGGTTTTGGGTTGGAAATATACGATGCGGCGGGTCGCCTGAAATGGTCCGAAGACCCTGATCATCAATAGCTCTGGGAGGAGCAAAGACATGGAAGAAAAAGCGGGCTCGTATAAACTTGCTGTTGTCGGCGGGGGCGCGGGCGGCGGGGGCGATCTTAATCTTCCAATAGTTATCAAGACAAGAGGGCACACGCACTATCGCGTTGAGCACCGGGACAAGGAAGGCAGGCTGAAAGGGATCGACGAGTTTGACAACACGATCACCATCGCTGGGCTGAACAAGCTCATTGACGCGAACTTCAAGGGCGGCAACGCCTCACCCGCGTGGTACATCGGGTTTGTGGATGGCGCAACGACGCCCACCTTCGATCCCTCTGACACTCTTGATGGGCATACTGGGTGGGCGGAGAATACGGACTACGCGGAGTACATGATCGGGGGCCGGCCGGCGTTTGCTCCGGGGGATGTCGCCGACGGGGCGGCGGACAATACGTTGTCGAGAGCCGCGTTTACCATCACCGCCAATGGCGCGATCGCCGGCTGCTTCCTCACCGATGCGCCCACTGGGGATGAAGGGGTCCTCTACGGCGAGGGCGCGTATGCCTCCGGGGTTCGGGGGGTTGAGATTGGCGACACCTCGCGGGTGACAGCCACTGTGAGTGTGACGGACTGACCCCTTGAGCAAACCCTGTCTCGGAGACCAGCTTGGACGGGATGAGGGGGATGAGAGTGAGATAGTGTTTGCTCCCGAGGGTGAGGAGCCGAGGATCAACTGCTGGGTGGAAGTGGAATGCAAGACACCGGGGGGTGAGGAGACGATCTCCTTCATGTTTGTCGACGGGGCGTATGTGAGGGACCACCTGTTTGTGGACTTTTGCGAGGGCGGGCATTTCTATCGGTATGGGTGGATTCCCGAGGACCAGGTTTGGATTGAGGATGAGATGAACGTCATCGACCGGGTGTGTACGGCGGTGCATGAGACGCATGAGAGATTCCTCATGAAGTATAAGGGTGAGAACTACGAGAGCGCGCATGACAGCGCGTGCGTGATTGAGCGAAAGGTAAGAAGTATGACGCTGGAAGAGAATGTGGTCCTTCCTCATGCGGAAGATATTGTCGCTATTCTTGAGCTTGAAGGGAGCGGGAAAGACTGCTCGGGATTTGTGGAGGAAGTCTTGGATAAACACATTGGGCTGGTGAAAGCGGCTGAAAAGCAGGCGAACAACCCTGTCGGAAGAAGCCCGTAATGACTGTGGAATCTCATTCCCATCCGAACCTACAGAGAGACATCGAGACCGTTCGCGTGGAAGCGAAGGAGGGGATTGAGCGGGCTTGCGCCGACATCAGAGAGCTGGGCGAGAAGATTGATAATCAGGTGGATCGGTGGTCGGCGTGGTCGGACGCGCAGTTTGGAAAGACGGACGAGTTCAGGCAGGAAATCACCCGAATGATCGATTCGGTGAAGGGGGCCGTTGAGCGAAAGACTGAGATTGATGCGACTCTCATGGGCACCGTGCAAAGGATCGAGAAACAGTTCGATCAGTTTGCCGAGACGCGCGACCGCGATCTGAAGGAGTTGTATACGATGGTAGCCAAGCAGGAAGCACATGAGAAGGACATCAAGGCGGCGCACGAGAAGTACCGCACCTTGGATCAGAAGGTGGAGAAGCTTGTAACCGACCTCCCTGCCATCGTTTCCGATGCCGTGACGAGGGCTCTGAAGGAACAGGAAGGCCGCGCGATGAGAAAGACGCTGGCGTGGATCGCGGGGATCATCGGGGCGGTCATCGCGGAGTTCGTCGCGCTGAGGTTATTTAAATGATAACGATTCTTGTGGATTCCAACCGAAGTTTCATGTGGGCTTTTGGCAAGCGCATCAAGTGCTCCTGTATCATTCTGCCAAGGATCAATATGCCGCCTGCCTATCCTGAGCATCAGGACGGAAGCCCGGGGTCCGTGGCCTACCAGCCGGTCAAGTTTCCCACGGGGGATTGGATAGTGGGAATGCCTGTATCGACAACCAACCCGGAGATGGCTCCGTATTTCATACCGACAAACGCGCACCAGAATGTGCTGTGCATTGATGGATCGACCTTTGATGATTACGGGTATGGCATACATTTTGACTCGCTCTACGAGAGCACATGGGGATGTTTGCATCTGTACAGCGCGGCGGATGCGCGGTGGCTCGCGGAGCAAATTGTAGAGGCAAAAGCAGCCAATGAGGCTGTTGGATTATCGGTTGCATAGGAGGCTTGTATGGTGATTTTTATCGTTCTCTTGGTCTTGGCAGTCCTAGTGCTTGCGGCCGCAGTGCTTGCGCTGGCTGACCCGAAGGGGAAAGCGGGAATGTGGTGCGCGGGGGTCTTCAAGGACGTATGTAGCTTCATCTACACGGAGCTTGGGACGGTCCTGAAGCTCCTCAAGCATTCGGAGGCAAGCGGAAAGGGCATTGAGCATAAGTATAGCCCGATCCGCATCGCGGGGCTCGCCCTTGTGGTGGTCCCGACGCTTCTGATTGGAGGGGTCGGAAAGGACCTCTATCAAGTGGTCGTGCAGTTGGCGGGAGCTGCTATTGGCGCCTTCCTGCTCTGGTACGCAGCGCAGTTCGACGCATGATTGTCAGCCCTCTCCAGGAGTCGGATGGCTCGTGGTCGCTGAGGCGATGCCTTGCCACGGTATTTGCCGGGCTTGCCGCCTGGCTCCTGGACGAAGGGTTCAAGCATGTCGAGAGGGGATGGATTGCGTTTATTCCCGGGGGTATCTGCGTGCTTGCTACGTTGCTGCTGCTTTTCTTTACGACATGGAGCGACATAACGGAGCTTGTGAGCGCGATCACGGGGGGCGCTCAGGGAGGGGGGAAGTGAGATGGTCAAGTGGAAATGGCTTTTCGTTGCCTTCGCGGTTGGTATTGCTTTGTGCGCTGGTGTTGGCTTTATCGCCCTGCGTGGCTCACGGACAAAGCTCGACGCCAACCTCGCAGGCCTCCGAACCTCTATGGCAGGACTTGTTAGAGAAAACCAGCAGCTTGCCGCAAGCAATCGACTTGTTTCTGAACAACTTGACTACGCAAATAGAATCGCTACAGGCCAGCAACAAGTCATTGCTGGACAGCAACGCACAATTACAGGCCAGCAATCAGTCCTTGCAAGCCAGCAACGCGGTCTTGAGCAGCTCGCTCAAAGCATCGCAAGCGCAGGCGGCGACCTCCGCCGACTTGCTCAAAGCATCGCAGAAGGATTTGCAAAACTCCACGGCCTCTATCATCAAAGCCCAGGGTGAGGCCAAGGCTCTAGAACTTCGTTCGGCTTTTTTGAAGATAGGATGCTGGGCGGCGGGGGTAGCGGCGGCCGCTGGAGCCGGTTACGCAGTCGGGCATATTATGCTACACTGGTGGTAGAAGGGAGCTACTTATATGGCGGCATTGACAGGAACGAATGGGGTTTTGACGATCGCCAACACGACCGACACTTTCACAAAGCCCTCGGGATCGGGGCAGACGTTTCAGCCCCAGGCGGCCTTGTTCAACGCCTCTGCCGCGGGGCACTTGATCCTGACGGATGCCGACGGGGTGACAGTGTTGGAGCTTTACGCGGGGGCATCAGCAAGCGTGGCGCTTGACGCGCATTTCTTTGTGGGAATGCGGCCGTGGAAGACTCCCATCAAGGCGGGAACGCTCACCGGCGGCGGAAGCATCAGGCTGTACATGTAAGGGAGGCGTGCTATGGCAAGATGGATTCAGAAAGCCCGCGCGAGGATGAAGAAGAAAGGGACCGTCGGAGCATTTGGGAAGGCTACATCGAAGAAGATTGCTTCGGGCAAGAAGAAGGGCGGCTTGCAAAAGAAGCGCGCCGTCTTCGCTCAGAACATGAAGCGGATCGCGGCCAAGCGAAAGAGGAAAGGCCGCAAGGGAAAGTCGAAGAAGCGGGGCAAACGCTGATGCCGTTCAGGAGCAAAGCTCAGATGAAGGCGGCCTTTGGAGGCTACCTTGGGCCCAAAATGAAGAAGCGCGCGAAGAAATGGGCCAAGGAGACTCCGAACAAGAAGAAGCTTCCTGAGCATGTGGGCAGGAAGAAGCGCAAGACAAAGAAGAGGAAGACTTCTCGAAAGAAGAGATCAAAGCGGTGAGTTACAGCGTTGTCGATATGATCACTGAGGTCTACGAGAACCTGGGAGAGAGCACGGATCTCTACCCTTATGGGGCGAGCTACGGGACGGTGAGCCTCTCGACCACCGGAGCCCAGAAGCTCTTGAAGTGGCTCAATAGGGCATACAGAAAGGTTTGCAACACGCAGCTTGCCGACGGGACGTTTGTGAGGTTTCGCTCGCTGGAGAGGAAGGCGTTCTTTCGAAACACTGTCGTACAGGCGACCGTGGTTTCTTCTCCTGCGGTCAACCAGGTCATACTCTCGGGCCTCATTCAAAATCATGGGTATGCCAACTGGATCATTGACATTGGAGCCCCTGATGCAAGCTCTCAAGGAACCGAACAGCATGTGGTGATCGGGAGCGATGCTTCGGTAAATCCTGTCCTGACGCTTGGAGACAACCTGTTTGCAACACCGTCTCCTGGGACGCTTGTGAATGTCTACAAGAAGTGGTGGGCTTGCTCTCTCAATTCAGGCGCAAGCTACCACGCCAATGAGTTTATTCCCGTGGACCCGAAGGAAGACTTCGGGAGCGCGTTGTGGCTCTACGATATACAAATGCAGAAGGACATCAGGCGCTACGACGAGAGGACGCCGCTGTACAAGCAGATACTGGCGCAGCTTTGGCCCGCGATGTTCTGGGACCTCAATGGCCCTGCGGGAGGATGGGGCGTATCGGGAATCGGAGGCGGGATTGAGTTTGATGTGGCCCCCGTGAACGGGCTGGTTTACGAGCTTCATTACTACGGGTTGAGCGAGGCGCTGGTGTCCTCAGCGCAGATGATATTGATCCCGGACCAGTTTTCGGAAATGCTCATCAAGTGGGCCACAAAGACCGGAATGCTGAGGGACCGGGAATGGGATGGGGCATACGCTCTTCGCAAGGAGTTTGAAGCCGACATGCAGACAGCTATCCAGGACGGGGCTCTAAGATTTGAGTATGATTTCCCCCAACTTTGGGTCGAGAGTGATTAGGGAAATGCTATGTCTGATGCCGCTAATTTTCCCAAGTCCGTCCAGATAGACAAACCGAATCAGTATCAAAAAACATTGTTTCCATTTTCCGCCTTCTCCTCCGATGACCCGAATGTAACGGCAAATCCTTTCCTGACGCTTGCAAGCCCCTGGGCTTTCAAGGGGACATTCAGCGGCGTCGGGACGGCCCTGACGAATGCCATCTCCGATACTGCGGCGAACCTCACCTCAAGCAATCCCGTCTTGCTCAAAGGGCAGATCGGCTACGAGACGGATACCCTCAGTTTCAAGATTGGCGATGGAAGCACGGCGTACAATTCGCTGACCTATTTTTATCGTGGTTTACCTGTTTCAGGCGAGCCTTCATTCGGGACATGGCATGTACATATCGAAGAAATAGAGAACTCCGATCCCCCTGACACCAATGATCATATAGTAACAGTTACGAATGCGCCGGTGGGGGCGACGATGATCGCGGGTATTTACACAATTGTCTCCGGCACGGCTGGTCATATTGGTTATATAAAGGACATGGTGGGGAACCTTTGGCAAGTATTAAAATTAGCGGTGGGATCAAGTAGTTATTATCAATGGTTTGAAGTGCCCCTCGACAGCAATAAACAATTTAAGTGGAGTGTGAGCAATGCAGGCGTTACTAATATCAGCATCGAAATGCGAAAATATTCACTATAGGAGCGCATGATGAGATTGAAAGGGATTGACTGATGGCTTCCCGCCCTGGAGCGCCCGCGCCGTTCTTCTCGATGGGATTGCCCACACCTCAGCCGATGGTGACAAGGCCGCTGCTTGGCATCGACTGGATGAACTCGCCATTGAACTTGAAGCCTGGGTCGCTCTTGGACGCGCAGGGACTGACAGTGAGGCCCAGAGGACTGTACCGGCTCCCAGCGTATGCTTCTGCGATGAGTGGTGCAGCGTGGTCGCCAGCGGATAACCCGCTGCTTCTTGTCGGCGCTTGGGGACAGTACGGGTTTCAGTATCCATACCTGTTTACCGAGAAATACATATTCCTGATTGCCGCTGCATGCTCGCTACAGTCGTGGACCTACGTTGTGGGAAACATTGATACATCGGGGACCGCTGTCATCCCCCATGCGGGCTCGACGCCGCTTTGGAAAACGCTTGGCATCCAAGCGGGCGACATCATGACGATTGCCAGCGTCAACTATGTTATCTCGGCGGTGACAAGCGACTCCTCGATCACTCTTGCCACGACGGCGGGAGTCCAGAATAACGTCGCCTACAGCATTGCACGTCTGATGCACGCGGGAAGTCCCTACATGGTGGATGCCTGCCAGGCGACGGACCTGACCCTTGGGCCGATGTTGGTGGTGGCAACATTCCAGAACCAGCTTATTATGATAAACCCCGCGACGGGGGCGATTTCCAACCTGACCGCAACGGCAGCCAAGCAGCCTTCAACGGGAGGCTTCACGGCTGAGGCTGTCGCTTACTTTCAGGGAAGGGTATGGGCGGGGCATCTTAATGACGGGAGCAATGGGGAGCTGAGGCAATTTGCAAGATGGAGCAAGGCGACGGACCTTGAAGACTTCAGCGACGCAACAGCGTACATCAACCTGCTCTCCCAAGGAAGCGCCTTCGCGGGCGCGATACGGCGGTTTGTTCCGATGGGAGCGAACCTTCTGACATATCTTGATGACGCGCTTTTCGTGGGAACGCCCAGCAACACGGCAAACTTGCCGCTGGCGTTCCAGCAGATTCCCACGGGCGGCATCGGGATTGCGGGGCCGAGGGCCGTGGCAAGCGTGGTGCTTC